CATTGCCGGACACCCGAGCATTGTCGGACACCCGAGCATTGCCGGACACCCGAGCATTGTCGGACACCCGAGCATTGTCGGACACCCAAGCGTCATTTTCTTGGTCTAAGTTCCCTTCTTTCTCAACATATCCTCCAAAATCACCTTTTTGGGCATATTTGAAAGATTTTGTACACTTGATTTGGAATAACTTTATTCCAAAAGAATTGATTACAAACTTATCTGTTAGTATAAATTTCTTTTCCATGCTTCAATCAAAATTGAAATTATCATCACCACTTGGTTCTTCGTCAGGCATATCATTACCGAAATCCATAGGAATGAACCAATCTGAAATATAGTCTTGCATGATTTAATCCTCCTTTTGGCTACTTAGCCATTCTTTATAATCTTTCTCGTAATATTGGGGTATTATACCTTTCCTCATAAAGTCTATGTATTCTTGTACAGTACAATCATCCCAATCAACTCCGTTATCTGGTATATCTTCCGTTTCTGATGTACAAAGAGTGTATTCAAATGGATTATACCCACTGTTAAGCCCATATTCTTCAACTATCTTGATTACATTTTCATCAGTGGTTATTTGTTTGATTTCACTTTCAGCCACACACCCGGATATTTCAGAGTGCTTGCCAAGTACTTCACCGAAGTAAACACTGATTTTGTTATTCACTAAGTATTCGACATCTTCTGTGTCTGCAATAAATACTCCTTCAAGATTGCCCATTCTTCCGCAATCGAAGTCCATTTTAAATAATGCTTTCATAAATTTACTCCTGTTCTTGTTTGAAATATTCGTACTTTATCTCTCCATTTACGATCATGTCCATGATTTCTTCATCGGAAGATGTAGCTATTTTCATCATGAACTCATCTTTCTTCACCTTTTCAATATCTTCATTTTCATTCTTTTCCACCTTTTCCATCTTTTTTGCCTTTTCAGACATATAAGACACAGCATCTTTAGCTATTTTCAAGGCATAATCTGAATCGTATAAAGACATCATGGATTGAATGTATATTCCGTTAATCCTGTCAAATATCTCCTGTTGGGGAAGGCTTAGAAACTTTGCCGTATTCGCTCCCATCATCACCTTTATCTGCCAAGATGTTTTTATATTCACTATGTGAAGCCATCCCTCTTTGATAGGGCTTTTAATAATATAAAAGTCACCTACAATATATCCTTCGTCTATTTCTTTCTTTTTCATAACCTATATTTTTCCAAAGCAAGAATTATTCTATGATCTTCAAGGGCTGATTTTATTGTATCGTCAATCATCTGGTTATGCGTTTTAGAATTTATATCCAATTCTGAAACATTGCATCCGTTATCAATCTTATTCTGAATACTGAAATAATAATTTCTTATTTCCAGCACGTTCTTATGTATCTCTTCTCGTGTCATTTCCTAGGTAAAAATCTATTTTTAACAAATGATAAAAGCATCACGGATATTTCATCGGCATATCTTGCAAAATCATCCTGATATTTCTCGTCAACATTGTTATCCATCCATAGGATTTGATTCTTTGCCATAGTACCTACCTTTTCAAGCGTTTCAAACATTTGAAGGCTAGATCCGGGGAGTGTTTTCTTTAGCATTTCATTCAACTCAATGGAAGATGAGTGGATAATATCAGCACAGAAAGCAATGGCGTTGACATACATCATCCAATCCATTTTCTCATCATCAGACATCTTCTTGATAATATCCATGCCCCTTACATATTTACCGTCAGGATAAGCCTTGATATATGCTTCCTGAAACTCCTTTATCTTGGCTGTTACACGAGAGCATTCAACCATACGTCCTTTCTTGATAAGATCGTTCTGCTGCTTGCGTAACTCCTTCATCTTTTCCTCTCTCTCACACTCCTGTATTAACAAATGTCTTTCCATCTTCTATTATTTTTATAAGTTCTTTAAACTGGTCCGCAATTATCTCTAGTTTTCCCTGTATCTTCTGATTCATATTCCCGTCCTTGTAGGAACTCTGAAATCCTTCATAACGTGAATCAATGCTGGAATAGCAGAATGAATCAGACGTGATGTTTACCATCGTATTGTCACCATCTATGAACGGTTCAGGTATGTCTACTTTTATCATCATAGCAATCCGAAATAACTGTCTAGTTTTTCAATCGTTTTATCTCCATCAGATAGGACATGCTCAATTACTTCACGTCCTGAAAGTGTTACTCTCAGTTTGTCCACAGGCTGAACATTGGCTATACCTTTAGAGTAATTGTTATAATGAACAATCTCCCATCCTTTTATGGATGATAGCATTCTCCGTTTGCCACACAAATTTATAGCTTTTGGAGTAAATTCCTTCTCTTTCTTATCCATAATCAATCGTTTTTAAACTTTTTAAACATCTCATCTCCCAACACTCCGCTAATGAACATGGTAAGTTCTACTTCCCATTCATCTTCCTTGCCCTTCACGAACGGATAAGTAAGCTGATGCCATTCATGGTAATCAAACAGCTTCATGCGAAGCGGAAAATAGTCAAACAGCTTCTTGTTTCCGTAAAATACACGAATATGATTACTTTTTAACTCTGTGTAGGACAAACCATAATAATCTAATATCTCATAAAATTTGTCCATTGGCGTAAAATTACACTTCATTTGATATATTCTTTTAGTTGTTTATGCAACGATTTCATGTATGCTATTATTGTATCCGCATTAGGGTCTGAAAAGTCAACATCCTTTATGTTTTTCAACTTTACCCCATACACTGAAACAATAGTAACTTCTATGACGTTATATTCTCTATATTCAAAGTACAACACATCTTTAATGCTAGATGTATTAATGATGGGAAAGTTATCAACTTTTATTAAAGATTTATATTTACCTAGCATTGTTGGCGTTATTGACGTTATATCGTTTTCTACAAAATCAAAAAACATATTCTCGTCATCTCCGCAATCTACTGTTTCAAGAAACATATAAATAACATTCCACTCTGATTTTACGTGAAAAGTATTATCTGACTTGTCTACAAAGATACCATCACCAAATCCCTCCAACGCTTTTTCGGAAGCGGTGTACCCTAACCGTTCAAGTCTGTTTCTTATGTCGCTTGAATCCTTTCTAATCAATACCTTCATGAAAAATATTATGTTTAATTATTATTGTCGATTGCTTCGGTAGGCTAACCTGTTCACTGTTTTCCTTGTTGGTCAAAATGTATCTTTCCCCGGTATCACTAAACAGGAAATCATCTTTTACAAAGGGTATTTTCTTTCCATCATACCCTACAATAAAGCAGTTTTGAAAAATTTCTAGTAGAATCATGGTTTTATCATTTTTACGGTTACTAAAATCGGGGGAACGCTTTCCCCCTAAACTTTTATTAATATGCTTGCTTCTACACTCAAACATGATGCAAATATAGTCAATAAAATGACATACTATAAAATGTTTTAAAATATATATTGTTTATTCACATTTATTAAAGTATTCCTTAAATACGTTTACATTGTATGTGTTTACCTGGCAATGGTTATCGTCAAAAATCTTTTTTATCTCATAACCTAGCTTACAAGATATTACTTTCATCTTCATCCGGCTAATCTTTTTCCAGTTGACACCGTTTTCCTTTGCCCATCTTTTGATACTATACCATTCATTGGATTCGTTTGGTTGTGGTTTTAACGCTTGATTCCTTTCGTACTCATCAGCCCACGCCCTGGCAGATTCGGCAGGATTGTTGAAGTTTGGTAATCTAACCTGTGCATAATAACTGCCTGTATTGGTAGCTGATGGAACAATATAATCAAATATCCAACGTTCAAATTCATCAGCCATAGGAGGAAAAGGGCTTTTATAAATCAGTCTATACATACTCCTTTCATTAATAAACTCCATTATATCATCCCCTACTTCACGCATCATTACGGAGGATGGTTTACAGTGCTCTAAAAGAGCTTTTAATGGATTTGAATACTGTAAAGAAGATGCAGCGTCTAATCCACAGAACCAAATTTTACCATATCGAACAAACACACGAATTTTGCCAAAAAAAGGATGTTCGTAAACCATTATTTCGTCCGTTTTGTGTGCCGAAGCTGTTTTATCGGTAATATTGTTTTGTTGCATAAATAAAAATAATTAACTTTGTTAAACAATTAAAATAAGCAATATATGGTAAAGAAAGTGATTAGGGTTAATGTTAAATCCCCTAAGGTAACATCAAATAAAAAGGCATCTCCCGTAAAGGTCAAGATAAACATGAAGAATACGGGAGGATTACAGCCCACAGGAAAACAGAAATTATAATCTACAACAGTTTCTAAAACCATCGGTTATAGATTGATGATTATTTATATTCCTATCTCCAAATCGTTGATGTAGATACAATGCAATAAAGAAACATACAGTTACAAATCCTATTGATATATACGAATAAAACATAGTGCATCTCACGTCCTCAAACACCACATTATTAAATACAATATCCAGTATTGCGTATATAAACATTTCAATGACAAATACTCTATGGTATATACAAAATAAAAATACCTTTGACAACACATAAAACAATATTGCATTAAACAGTTTGGCGTTAAAGAATATGGTAAGGTACTTGTCCGAAAACGGAGTGGCATACTGAATATACTCCAATGTGTCACCATCATAATATTCAATGATATCACCTGTTCCAACAGAGTGTATAACCTCACACTGATGGACAAGTATAGCAATACAGAACAATATAGGATAACATCTTATCACCCAAATAAGAAACGTCCTGTAGAAATTGTTCAAACTTTCCTCTAGCATTTTGTCTTTCATCTGACCCTTCTAGATAAATTTCTAATAATCTCTTCTTTCGTTCTCCCTTTCAACAGGTCAAGATCAATTGTTGCAGAACCCACCTTTACGCATCCATCAGATATGTATTGCTGAACACGTTCGTTTACCAGATAGTCCGCACCAAGCATATCCAATCTTGAAAGCCCTTTCACATCATTTCTTCTGCTTAATACAAATCCTCCTATCGTTCTCCAGATACGTCTATATTGGCTTATCCCGTCCTTTACAGGCATGATTATGTCGTTTTCAAACAATGGTATTCCGTTCATATCAAATACGCCTGTAAACCATTCTACAACACAACCACTACTATCTCTTACACGTCCATAAGCGTCTATGGATATATCGTCAAAAAGAAGTTCATATCGCCCCGTTACTCCATTAAATATACGGAATAACGGGAAATTAATATCATTTCTTTCCATTTTTTTTTAATTCTGCTATTTCCATAACAATATAATCTGTTAATCAATCAGTTCAAATACATATACGAAAACATAAGGATTGGATTCCCATGTGCCCTTGCCTGATACTTTATCTATGAGGGCGGAAAAGGCTTCACGGGGTGTATCAAATCCATCGTCTTTGTTTCCCTCAAATTCATAAAATATAGATGGTGGAAACTCATCATCACCCGAATCTTCATATATCCCTTCTTCCAGGCAATCTTCATCGCTAATGTCCTGTAAACGTTCAACCTTGATATCGGTAATTCGGATATGATGGGGCATGAAGTCAGCGCGGACAAAGAGTTTATTACGCCAACCTTTGCTATACTTCCAACCACTAACTAACATATCAAGTGTTTCCAATCCTTGTTCATGGTAAACGGTTTCATAGCTTTGCGCAATGGCAACAACTTCACCAACCTTATATCTAGACAAATGAATTTTATCTTTACAATATGTAAATGGAACAATTCGTCTAGTTATTGTCTTATGACCGTCCAACACCGCTTGTGTTAATCTAAATTTATCATTGAAATATATCTTTTTCATTTTTATATCAATTTTAATGCTTCCTGTAAACCAGCTTCAAGTGCGTCTTCGTAGACATCCCATTTACCACCATCATTAGGTCCTTCATAAACAGAACTGGTTATATGAGTTCCATTGTCAGCTTTAGATATTTCGTATCCATAGCCACAAGCACAGTTGTATATACATATATGAATATTCTTGGTTTCACGTAGCCATTTCTGGGCAATGGATTGCGGAGGAAATTCTATATCTATAAACATCCCTTTATCTTTCAGCAACTTTGCTGTTTCTAATGTTACAAGTTCTTCGGTCATAATTTTATTCTCCTTTTAATTTCTTTATTAGCGCATCAGCGAAACCAAGACTCCATTCTGCTGTAATATTTAAACTAGCACTCATTACCTGTTCATGTGGATTGCTGCAAAATCCTTGCATGGCAGCTTTCGCTAGTTCATATCGCCTCTGTTCCCAGTCGATAGCTGAAAAATCAAGTTCGCATTCTCTGTAAACCATGTTATCACATACATATAAATAATCATTGCTATGTTGAGAGTTGATGTTTAATTGGGGAGTTACATCTACCAAAACTCCTGTTGATTTTACTCTTGCTTTCATTGTTTAATCATTTATTTAAACATAACGCTTAGTAATAGTACCGAATGAATGATACCGATGCCAAACTATATTTCCACGCTGAATTTCAGTAAGCCAATCACAAGCCTTAAAAACTTGTCCTACATTGTATAGGAATGGTCTTTTTTGTATTTTTCTTTTTATTCTTGCTTTCATTGTTATTCCTTCTTCCCAACTTTAACATATCCGTTTTCAATGCACCAGCACAACATATCGTATGCTGCATCAATGAGTTCTTTACTCTCTGTAATCTTATAAGATTCCATATACAAGCACGTATAGCTATCCGCAAGTTTTTGGATGGTAAGCACTTGATTGCCAATAAAGCAAGGCAGCTTATCGAGAATATCCTGCAAGGTGTAGATATGGTATAATCCAAGTTCTTGTAAATGCTTCATTTGCTTGAATGACAATACCTGTTTCATTTCTTTTCCTCCTTATCTATCTTAATATCTGTTATTTTCCCACGACTGACAAAGCACTGGTCCATGTTTTGGTTTTCGTAAGCTATATCGCAAATGATTTCTGAACTATCATCGCACTCATTTTGTAATGAGCACTCATCACATATTCCAACTCGCAATTCATGTAGCACTCCGTCTATTATTATTCCGTTCTTGACTTTCATACCGTTCAATCTCCTTTCTGTTTAATCCGTTCCAGCACATCCTTGTTGGCTTCGAGTATATCATCGAAAGAAGGAATGTACATCCACATGTCACACTCGTAGCCGTTCCAATCCTCAAATTCAAATCCTCCGTCTGTCGCAACGTATGGCGATCTCCCGGATGAAACAACGATATAGCCACTAACAATCGCTCCATTTGATACCATTCTGCAAAGGACAAGCTTGTTTGGTTCTGGCAACCGTTCCTTGACACTTATCCAAGGCGATTGCTTTGACTGCCACTCTGCACCAGAAATAAAAGATTCATAACTCTGTTTATGCATTCCATTAGTAAATCCACTTATTGTACCTTCGGTATCACATATTTCAAAATGCGCCTGATGCTCCTTCGCTGCTTCTTCTACTGTCTGTTTCATAAATTACATCTTTCTTTGTTCAAATAGTCATTTCTTTTCTCTTCTGTATCAAAATCCTTTGCACAACCAATAATCTTTTGTGATAAAATGATTGATCTACCTTTATCTATTCTGAATACAGTTTCTACAGACATATCATTTTTATGCCCGAAATCAACAGAAATAATTACGTTTTCTATTACCATAAACAAAAATTGTGTAAATAATAACAATATTCTTTTCTGTAAAGCCATGCAATACATAAACGGACAAATACATTGATAGTGAATACATTCACTACAATGTGTTCCTAAATTCATTACCTTTGCCATAACAATTACTCCTTTACTAGTTCTATCGTAGGGCATTCATAAGACCAAACACGTAAGCCCATCTCCGACACGGTTCCATCTTTCTTCACCTTGTTAAACAATGGTTCAATATTGTCAGAAAAATCAATCCTATAATCCTTGACATAGGCATATCGTTTTGATTCATTAGTAGTAATACAAACCTTGCTTCCGATAGGATACTTTATGTTGGATTTGATATACTCTTTTTTGAGTTTTACCATTTCATTATTCAATTCGTTTATCTTTGAATTGATAATTTCTTTCTTTGATTTAAATTCTTCTTTAGTCATATAAATATACACACATAATTAACATTTAGACAAAATCTGTAACACAATAAGCCATACAATGACAATCATCAATCGTCCAACATATTTCCACATATAGCTTTCATTATCATAGCAAAAACAATTCCAAAAAGCATAAATTCACTCCTTTCTAACATTATTGTCCACCCACCTCATTGCGCCCTTTAGCGCATCAGTTGTAGACCTGTAAAACATATCTACAAAGAGAACCATCCGTTCACCTTTTATTATCCGGTACATGAAGTCTTTTTCTCCTGTGACCTCTATTGTACATCCCTTATAATATGCCACGTATTTCTTTCTCATATGGCAAAGATATAGTTTATTGGTTTGCCAACAACTTTTTATTAACTTTTATTAAGCGTTTTTCCCAGTCGTTCAGATTGTCACCCGTATTAATCTTCTCCATAACCGAAGCTATATCAAAAGATTTACATTTTTCATACAGATCACTCATTGTCGTTCCTTCTATGATAACTCCGTTCTTTTCCCCGGAAAAATATCCGTCAACACTATCTATCACATCCCATTTCCGTCCTTCCAGGATAGCTTGTTTATTGTTCGTTCCCATTATATTTAGCTATTATATTATTCATTTCATTGTTCTTGGCTTCCGTAAGACCTAATTCGGATATATTTTGAAGCGCAATCTCACATTGTTGACTAATGTATGAGATTTCATTGACATCAATATCACGGTTATCGTATATAAACGCTTTCCCTAGCTTAACAGCAAGACCTTGACATATATTCCCGGCAACTTTTTCAGCCGCTATAATGTTAAAACAAATAATTTGCTTAATACTTAGCTGATTGCTCGTTCCCATATTCTTTTGTTTTTAAGTTAGTAATCAAGTTCATTTGAAAGTATTGTGTACTTGTTGATACTATCTCTGTATGATTCAAATAACGGACAATCTTTCAACATAGTAATTTAATGCGAAAGAATACCTTTTCTTTAGTTCATTCTTACTATGTTGTTTATCGAAGTATTCACTACATGATGATAGGCTTAATGATAATAAAGCCAAAATTGCAATTCGTTTCATAATGATTATTTTTAAATTAAATGATACTTACAAGTTTTTCAAATGAATATATTCCACGAAGTTTGCCTAATTCTTCTTTATGACGCAATATAACACGCCATTGGTGAACCGAATTGCTATTTATATCCATTTCTGGGAAGCTATCTTTATCTCCTTTGAACTCCATCAGTTTAACGCAATAGTTATCGAACAGCGTTTGCGCCTGCTTGTCCGTTGCAAGTAATTTTATAGTACTTTCCATAATTATTTTTGTTTTTAAGTTAGTATTTGCGCCCGGTAACAGTGTTGCTCTATTTGTTGTTCTCCATACCGGGCAAATATGTTTCAAACCGTTCTATGATGCACAATATTAATCATTGCATTGTACGAATTGTTCATATCAAATCATATCAAATCGTTTTTTAAAATATACTCTTTAGCCTCATTCATTGTATCGAACCACAATGATGCACTGTTATAATACATTCCCGTTCGGGTATTAATTAGGTTTACTTTGTATATCGTTCTACCATACATTATAACCTTTACTATTTCCGCTTTATCTTTCACCTTATATTATCTTAATTCCCTGAATGAAACCGTTTCAAAATCACTCTTAATAATCTGTATCTGTACAGGCTTAACAAAGCGGTCTAGTTCCTTGCGTATCTCTCTCATTTGTTCAAACGGTACGGTTACAATGTTTCCAGCAACTAACAAGTTGCGCAAAATGTTGTCTAATTCTTTGCGTTTCATATTATTGTATGTTTTTATAAAATTCACAATATAAACCGTATAGATCTATAATATCTGAGTCGGTTAGTATTCTTCTTATTACTCTAATCACTTTCATTACTCGTTCAAATATGATTTGGGAAGTAACGGGAAAACATTCAAAACTTCTTTAAAACTTATTTTCCCAAATACGGAAAAATAACGTTTATTCCGTATACACTTAATAGTTATGCAGCTCGGTACGTCTTTTCGATTTAACGTATCGTAGTCGCTTGCGTGCTCTCTTACAAACTTAATCAATTCGGGCGTATCTCTGTACATTTTGATTATTTTTTGTGTCTTAGTGCCGTTATAATACGCTCGTTTAACCTGTTTTTCGGGTAACTTGTGCCCGTCATAGCTTTTCCAAAACTTGATATTTTCCTTGATAATATTCAATGTATCAATACTTCTGTGAGCCTTAAATGCTCCGATCCGAATACTTTCGTTTTCAAGGATAGGATATAATTCTTTTTCTATATTCTGTTTTTTCATTGTAATAATATTTATTTATTTCTATAATCTCCTGCATAATCGTGCCATATCCTATAATCGTTATTATATTCGGTTGCCTTACGTTTTATAGAACGATTATAAGTAGCTGAACCTTCAAGTATATAGCTTAATTCTCTCTTTAGAACCGCTCCAATTAGTGGATAAACGTCTAAATAATTGCTATCACATTTACTCAGGTCTATTACTTCGTTCTCTAGGGCACGTTCTAAAGCCTTATCCATTGCAGATATAACACTTTCTTTTATAAAATTGTACTTTTCGATAAATTCCTGTTTTTCCATAATACTATTCATTTAGATAATTCATTTAACACTTCATCAAGTTTTGGCAATACCCACGATTTCAGGTATAATTCCAGTCTTTCCCTAACATAGTTTGCCGTTCCTTCGTCAAACGTAGGGCAATCGCCTGGAATTATCGGTTTCTGAAAACTTCCTATACTATTTTCTACTATATTGTTTACCCTGGTAATTGCTTCCTGTAATTGTTCTTTTGCGTATTTCTTTTTCATAGGTAATTATAACGGTTTAATTGTTCATGAATAAATTGAATATGTGTTTTTTGCTCATTCAACGGCAAAGAATAAAATTCGCTTTCACTCACAATTTTACACTTATTGTCTTTGCAATATCTTTTAAAATCTTTTTCCGTGCCGTTCCCGAAACTGAATGCTTTTTTGATCTTTTCGTTGCACCAAACGGAGTAACCACCGTCTTGTATAGCGTCTTTAATTGAATTGTACGGGCGGCCTGTTAGGCCATGGCTGAAACTGTTAATAGTAAATTGTATCATAATTATATTGTTTTTGATTGATTAGTAGGTGAGTTCCGCTAATACGTCTACATTATATACGGGTAATTGTTTTGCGTATCTGGTACGTCCGTCTAGGGGTGTTTCCGTGATGGTTAGCTCTAGTAGTTCGTGTATCGGTGTATTCCAGATAGGTTTTTCTAGGGCTTCTATTTCCTTGTATCGTGGTGAATCTATATATATACCTTTTGGACCGTGGTAAAACTGTTTAAAAAACGGGTGATCTTTATGTCTGCATATCAAATGATAAGTTATATGATTATATGTTATATTCTTTACCGTTCTTCTTGCCGATTTACAAATATATTGGCTACCTGTTTTGCTGTTTTTTACTGTTACCTGTATCATAATGTTTTTGTTTTTATGGGTGATATATCGGTATTGATTGAGATCTTTCAATAGAAGGCTCTATTTTGCCTTCTATTGGCGTTTTTGGATGGAGTATTGCACACCGTCAAGTATATATTTTGCGTGCTCTTTAGCCGCTTGCTGTTTTTCTTGTCTGGTGGGTGTTATTCCGTCATACTTGTACAATAGTTTGGCGGCCTCTCTGATTATAGTTTTCATTGTGCTGCAATTGGCAAGGCATTCCACTTGTGGTTGTATGCCCTTGTTTGCTTTTTTGATCACACAGTTTTGCAGCCATAATGTAATATTGTATATATCGCTTGTATTACGTATATACATTGCAAGCAAATTAGATATGTCGTTTCTTGTTTCCATAATGTTACGTTTTTAATTGTTATTGTTTTGTTTCTGTTTTTCAATATAATCAGTTACCCGTATTGATAGATACAGGCAACCTAATAGTATTAATGTTTCAATCATTGTTATTTACTTTTGATTTTTCCAAACTCTATAATCATTATCACTCTCAAAGCACATATAACCGCCAAAAACCTTGATAACATGTGCGGGGGTAAACGGGCAATTTTTAATTGCCCGTTTCCTTGTTTCCACTTGTGCAAAAAACGTTCTCATAATTTCTTTAATTTAAAGGTTATATTTTCAGGAAGTTTAGTTTTGTCAACTGTATTCACAAATTTGTCAAATTGTTCTTGTGTTACTTTTTCTTCGTAATCATTCCAATTAAACGCAAGTTCATTGCTATGATTGTAGTATATTGCGTTTTTAAGAGAAATTCCGGCGTCAAGAACGGCCAACATAACCAGCTTTTTGTTTTCCGCTTCTTGTATGGATTTTTCACAGTCTGCAATTATTTCATTGCGTTTTTTCTCGTATTCTTCACGTTTTTTCTGGTCTTTCCGTTCCTGTATGGCTTCACTAGTATAATACCCGTCCTTGATTCTGTTTTCAATTAGTGTACGCTCTTCATCCGTCAATCTTAATACAAAACGTTCGTTTTCGGGCTTATATGGGTTTTCCCATGTGTTACCCGTTAAGGCTTCTAATTGCTTTATAGCTTTTAAACTTTCTTGTTCCCAACGGTCTACGATTCCTAGGGTATATAGTAGGTATGTAAAGTACGCCTTATCCTCTGCACTATCACGTAATGTATTATATTCCGTTTCGGTGATACGTAGGTAGTTCATTGTCTTTTCCTTGTCACTGTTTTTAAGGTGGTAGAAGCCATTTTCAACGGGGTACATAGGTTGCCCGTAATGATTGGACAAATGAAGGTTGACAAACGGTTTAAACTCCGGGAAATACTTCAAAATTTCTTCGTGACAACAACTACTAGTACACAAAACGAAACGCCCGTTCCTACGTTTTTCGTAAATGTCGGCCGTGATACTCCAATCACATACACCATTTTTGCAACAGTCGCCCAAACTTATGCGCACGTTCATTTTGTAGGTTATTCCGTTCTCTATGTAAATTTTTGTCACATTGTAAGATAATTCATTTGTTTTCATAATCGTAATATTTTAATTGTTCGTTATTCGTTTAATTTACTGGAGATCTTTCGATACAGGGGCTTATTTACCCCTGTATGCGCGTTTTATTCTTCTTCTTCTTCTGTTTCCACTTCGTCCAGAGCCTCCGAAATTGCTTGACCTAACATATAACAACGTATTGTAACGTCGCACGCTTCCGCACCGCGTTCCAAATAACTCATATCACACCCGAACTCCGTTAACGCTTCTCCTAGCAACTCCCAATTGTGACACAGGTATTCTTCAGCCGTCCACGCGTTAAATGTGTAAGATCCTGAAGCGTTTCCCGTTACGCTATCACATGTAAACAGTGTATCATTAAGTTCTTGTTCCACTTCGTCCCGGTTTTCTGTGGTTACTACTATTTCGTTGTCATTGATATAATTTTTATTGTACTCTGTATTAATACGGGCTTGTAACCGTTACCACTATCGTAGTAGCTACATTACAATATGCGCGTATCGTAGTTTTTACGGCTTATTTATACGTTCCGTGCATAACGGACAAGTATTAAGGCTTATGTATAGGATACACATACGCACATACATTATATTATATTAGGGATGTTAATCGCATATCGCACTAAGTTACTATCTCCATTATCAAGCAATACCCGTACCTCTGCATCGTGGCTAACGACACCGCTGTTTATATTCCGCTTATTCCCTGGTTTGCGGATCTGTACCACGCTCTCACCGTGGCAAGCTGTTTCAATACGTCAAGTATCTCTTTGTCCTTCCGACACTGCAAACATACTGCGTTTTTGATTATGTTGTATATTTCATCAACATTCATTATAAATTAAGCCCGTTTTTTCCAAAATCAATACTGTTTATATACATATTTTAAATTAATATTGAATAATATTAATAGATCCGACCATGCAAGACACGTTTTAGCCTAATATTATGTTTAATTTCAAGATTTTTCAATGTTAATTTGTGTTAAATCTTTTTGTAAGTGTCTGAACGTGAGGAGATTACGAAATCTTCGTAGATTTCATTTGTCAAGATATTTTACTTTTGTAAAGGTTTATGAATTCAATCTTCGTAGAAAAGAATTCTTTTTTATTTACGAACGTTGATAATCGTGGTGGATAAACGTGCGTAATTGCCTGTAAATCAGTGACATACCCCCTTTTGTAGAGGCTTCGCTGCGGGTGTGTCGCTTCCGATAAATTTTTTTCTGAAAATTTTTTTTCCCAAAAATTTTGCTCGGATGGCTGATTTTGCGTTTTGGTGGTGTATTTTCTGTAGTTTTCAACAAAATCGGATAAATTTTTACATAAAAAGTTACGAAAATCGTAGGTTTTTGGTGTGTTTCGTAGGTATGGTTGCATTTTTTATGTCTTTTTTTGCAGTATAAGTTATTGGTTTACAGTATTCTTCGTTGATTTCGTCGTTTTGATATGTATCTATACTAAATTACGTATGCAGTTTTGGTGTCTGTATGCGTATGTGTCGTATATGTAATGTACGTGCATATGTATTGTAATATAGTATGTATCGTGTACGTGTATGTATATGTTGTAAATATATATTACTTTTAACATTTAATATGCAAATTAATAGAGAGTAGATTTTCAAAGATTTACGATTAAATTTTTTTTGACAAGTGTAAAACGTTGAAAATAAGCTGTTTAGTCGCTAATTTGCGCGAGTTTTTTGACAAGTGTTGAAAAACGAAGAGTTTACGAAGTCTACGAAAAATCAACGAATTTCGTAGGTTTTTTACGAATTTTCCCGAATCAATTAGTTGCATATGCAACTATCGGTGTTGAGATTTTTTATTTTATGTTAAATTAAGTCAATTTTACATTTCTTAACGTAGAAAATAGCAATTAAATAAAAAATTATAGTTAAATCATTTTAACTAAAATGAGAAAAATTATTACAAAAGTAAAAAATAACAACAATCAACATTTTTTACTTTTTCTGTTCAAAGCATACTGTGTACGTGAAAGTAAAAAATCTTGTGTAAAGAAAGATAAACTATCTTCCTTGACACGCATTTGTTAACCACGTAAACATTTGCAGTTAATTAATTTAACTACTTGTTTTCGTATTGTTTTTTGCGCTATATTTGCAGGTGAAATTATATAAAATGTGTGTGTAAAGATGGAAGAAGAAATAGAGATTAAACTTAGGTTGCCCGAATCAAGGCGTGTCATATGCCTGTCCGATGCAATGCCCGACAGGGAGCGTTGGTACAAGGGCATGAGGGTTCAGACGTGGCTGTTCGGGTGGGTTACGCTCGTCAGCTTCCGGGATCGTCACTGTTGTCTTAAACTTGACGAGCCTCTGGAGGACGGAACAAAGGCTGTGTTCGTGTCGGAAGCGTCATTTATCAGGCGTGTGCCCGTACCTTTAACTGCAAAGTCTATGGCTGCACAGGTAGCTGGTGTCAGCGTGGAGGGTGAAGTGCTGGAGTACGAGAGGAAGATGAAGGGAAAATGGGAGAAGGAGAGGAATCGTATAGCGGAGATATGTGCAAGGTACGGGTATGTGCTTCCTTCCGAGTGGAAACGGTCGTTAAGGAGATTTGCTTCGTGGTGTGAGGGCCAGGTAAGGCAGTACGGTCATATCGTGGATGCAGACTACCTTATGCGCCATGATACGTCCGTTGTTGGCGGAAGGAGCGTGGATGATCTAAGGTTCGTGCCAGATGTGGATATGGTGGATGGGACCGGGGCGAACGGGAAGCCTTCCGCCGCTCGCGTTTCACGGTGCGCGCTCATGCCGGGAAGCATCGTCACCGCCATACGTAACGCAGGGAACGAGATGGACAAGTCGGTGTCGTTGTGGCGGAACAGCTACTTCGTGAAGATGAGGCGTTTCGGGTACACGTTCAATACCTGCTGTGACGGGGCAAAGACACGTGACGATGCGTTCACATGGTTCAAGGACATCACCATACAGTACATGGCTGACCTTATAGAGTATTACGGGATAAGACGTGATTCCATCGTGTGCAGGAAACTGGAGCACATCGCGGACGTGTACTCTTCCCTTGACGATATGGACGCACGCCCTGACATATCAACGGACGATTATGACCTGTATCCCGTTGTAATGTTCGGGAAGGTTGTGGACCGGGAGAAATCGGTAGAATCGGTAGAGAAAGGAGGGGAAAATGACTGTCGCTGAATCTGCAAAGGCTTCTTATGAATACATTCTTGATTCCGTTATGGGCAAGCTGGCGGACAAGGGCGGTGGTCGCGGTTTCCGTAAAGCCAGGGATGAAGGCGAGTGGAAGCGTTCCATATCCGCTATGGTCGAGATGGACATAGCCGATGCGTGCAGGGAGTGCAATTTCAGACGTCACAGGAGCGGTTCTATCATGGCTTTTGACGGTAAGATATTCGTTCCCATGATGAAGGAGGATCTGATGCGCCTGTGCATGGATTTGTGCCGCATAAACGGTCTTAGCGAACTGTACATGACCGATACGAGCGAGCGTTTCTACCGTACCATCGTGAAGAACGTGACGCATGAGATATTCAATCCCAAGCGTAACTTCATCACGTTTGATAATTGTGTCCTTGACACGGAAACGATGGAAACGTTCGATTTCTCGCCCATGATAGAATCGTGCATACGTATCAATATCAATTATGACCCGTTGGTGCGCAGCCCGTTGTGGGAGAAGTTCCTGGACGATGTGATTCCTGTGAAGGACACACAGGATGCCTTGCAGGAGTTTGTGGGGTGTGCCTTTGTTGACAGGAAGAAGATCAAGATGGAGAAGATGTGTTACCTTCTCGGTTGTGGTAGTAACGGTAAGTCGGTGTTCTTTGACGCTGTTGTCAATGCGCTAGGGAAAGATAATGTTTCTTATATGGAGATGGCTGACCTGTCGGGTGACAAGTCTACGTGCGAGTACAATATAGCTATGATAAACGGCAAGCTGCTCAACTACGCTTCCGAGATGGGTGGGAAGGATGTGAGCGGTGGAAAATACAAGAAGTTCATATCCGGTGAGCCTACTATGGCGCGCCTTCCGTTCGGTGAGCCTTTCCTTGCCGACATGATGCCGCCTTTCATGGCCAACCTTAACAAGATGCCTTCCGTTTCGGACCAGACTTACGGTCATTTCAGACGCTCCCTTGTCATTCCGTTCTATCGTGTGTTTAAAGAATCGGAACAGGACAGGTCGCTTCCGTTGAAGCTATCAAAGGAATCAGCAGCTATCATCAACTGGATAATAGAGGGTGCAAGGCGGTTTGTTAAGAACAAGGGTGAGTTTACGAGAAGTTATACGATAGAATCCGTTACGGAGAACGCAAGACGTGATTCCAACAGTGTCCTGTCCTATCTTTACGATTCGGGGTATGATGCTGATGGGGGAATTGAACTTGAGGCTATCCGTGACCGTGACCTGTATGTGAAATACAGTGCATATTGTATTGACTGTGGTGTAAGACCTTACAGCAAGAGAAAGATGGTTGACATGATACGCCAGGAAGGCTATTCCGTTACTTCCGCGTGGGATGAGAACAGGAACAGGCTGTTTCAGGTTGTCCTAAGACGGAAGTATAATCCTGACGAATATCTTCTCCAACAGGCTGATGATATAATGAAGGAGGATTTGCCGTTTTAAATTTTGCAGTTTCAAAAAAAATACTTAGTTTTGTAGCGTCAAATCAATCATGGGAGAGGCAAACTCCTGTGACTTCAATCATTGGAGTTATTTTTTTGCCATGACATATTGTAGTAGTATAGATTAAGATATTGCGCCTACCGAGTGGAGCTACGGAAACGCCTCCGAAATAAACCCTATGGTTGATTTGACAGCTCGTAGTAGGCGCACTTTTTTTATTGTTATGAATGAACTAGTTTTTAAAGGTCAGAATGACCAAGTTTTAACTAATAGTGTAAAAGAATTTATAATTACAATGTTCCCAAGTTGTGTAGGATATGTAGAGTTTTGTGAAAACGATTATGGGAAATATATGCTTTACGAAGATGGTACTATATATAACCAGCTTACATTAGCTAATGCACTTATCGAATATGCCTGGATGCACGATTTTGATAAAGCAATAGAAGTAAATAAATTTCTTTTTGGGGATTGTGAATTATTGTATTATGCCATATTTACTACTATGGCGGAAGTATTAAAACTCTCAAGAAAAAAATCCTTTGATAGATGCACGTACTTGATGAAAGATAAAGTTACTGGGTTAGTAAAAATAGGTTCTACGTCTGATATTAAAACGAGATATCGAACGCTTTCGTGCGGAAATCATAATTTATTAGTCATTGCAACTATTGACGAAAATATAGAAAATGAGCTACACCGCAGATTTTCAAATAAAAAAGTAAAAGGAGAATTTTATTCAATTGACGAAAATGAAATATTATCAATAATAAAAGAATACGGTTTCTCCACTTATTTAAAACCTTTCCGAGAATATAACGAAAATTAAAGATTATTTAACCGTTATTGTTTTTACCATATTACTTTAATATGTATTTTTGCTGAAAAATTTTATTGTGTATGGATAATAAAGAGATTGTTTTATTTGATAGAAGTATTCGTGTTACTTCTGATTGGTATGTATGTGTGTCTGATGCCCAGTGTGCGATAAATGAAGCCCGTAACAGGGTTGGTTTGAAAAGGTATAATTTCAGCCAGTGGTTAAAGACGCTTTACGTAAGTGACATGGTTTGTAGTATTAATGAGAGCGGCAAGGATGCTTTCAAGGTTGAGTTTGACAATGATTCGGGTAAGATAGAGCAGTATTGTCATTTTGGTGTGTTTGTTAATATGATTTTGTCGGCAAGTCCTGTTAGTGGTGTGCTTGACGATGAGGATTGGTTTAATGATTACGTTTGTGATGTATATTCCATTGACGGTCATGTTTATGAACATGCCAAGATACTTGCCGTTGGCGGTTTGTGGCGTTATACGACAAAGAATGCCAGGTTCAGTGATGATATCCGTATGATGGATGATATCATGTATTCCGTTCCCGATGGAGACAAGGATGCCGTGTATAGCCTGTTCTTTGATTTGCTAGGTACGTTTTATTACAATTGGGAGTTTGCGTTGCGTTATGCGAAGAAACTTCTTTTAGGGGATGTGGAGGAATGATTATGAGGTGTTTTGTTCGTTTTGTCATGTTTCTCATATACGTTGACATTTTATTTGTTCTTCTTGTGTTTATGGTTCCTGCCGAAATGGTGTACCGATGGACGAGTGGACGTAAGCCTGGAGGATATGTTTCATGCCTTTCTGATTTTCTAGGATATCCTGACGGTTATCGTTATACGTTGAAGGATTTCTTTAGGGATATAAAACAGGGATGGCGTAATTTTAAGTAGCATGGGTTCTATTGATTATGAGTATATATTTGCCAATCTTGATACTGTGCTTGGGCTTCCTTTAAGGCGTAGGGGTAAGCGGTGGACATTGCCTGCCCGGATAAATCTGGAGAGCCATAGCAGGAAGGATAAGCTGGTTTTCTATATGAACAAGTCGGGCAGTATTACCGTTACCGAGCAGGGAGGTGATTCTGTCAACCTGTTTGATTTTCTCGTGTCTTATCTTCCCGGTTGCAGTAGTGCTTCTGATGCTTTTAGGATTCTGTCAATCCCGGAAGGTTGCAGGATGAGTTTGAAGGATTTCTACGAGAGGGAGTATGATTCGGGTAGACAGGAATCAAGGTTTGTTGATATGAAGTATGTTGACAGGCTTAGCGATGCCGGTCATTGGAAGGGTAATAACCTGTACGAGTACCTTTCAGGTGTTTTCGGTGTTGATTCCGTTAATGATGTGTTTTCAAGGTATAAGGTAGGCTGTATTGGAAGGGAATCCGCTGTGTTCTGGTATTCCGACAAGGATGGTAACGTGTGCCATGACAACAGGATAAGATATGGGGCGAACGGTCACAGGAAGAAGGAAACCCATGCTTTCAGGAAGTTTACTACGGGAGAAGGGTTTACTTATCGTGGTTATTTTAAGCCGTTTTTAGGGGATTATTGCAGCGATGCGATAACTTGTATGGTTGAATCGGAAAAAACCGCCATAATAGCTTCTATGGCTTTTGGTAACGGTTTTGTATGGATAGCTTGTGGCGGAATGAACCAGCTTGGAAATAAATTGCCAAAAAATGTTATTTTGTTCCCCGACTTTGATAATAAAGCTATATCTTTGTGGGGTGACAAAGGACGTGTGGCAAGATGGTGGGAACACCCTATCCTGTCTTTTGGATTGAAGCATAACGATGATATCGGAGATGCTGTTATTAATAATTTGAATAGTATTAACATTAAAGAATTTAGAGAATGGATTTTGAAGTAGGAATTGATTTTAAGGAAAATCTTCTTTCATTGCGTAATTATATCTCTTTGGGATTTAGTTGTGATGATATTGATTTCAAGAACGCAGCTATTGCTTCCATTGATAGAATGATGGAAGAAGTATTGGATGAGGATGATGTGAATTTCTTTGACGCATTGCATAATGCAATTGACAACCTTGATGAGATTAATACAGTGGATGATGTTAATGATATTTGCTGTGAATTTTACTATGTGATGGATGAGAACGAGCGTGTAATGCACCGTGAGTTCTTTGAAAAACTGAAAAAATATCGTGAAAGCAAGATTGAACGTATTGTTCCTTTGAAGGAAAAAGACTGCATTGTCATGGGTAATAAGTATGTTGAATTAGGTAGCGGCAAAGAGTGTGTCGTTGACAGTATTATCCACATGCTTGCCGAGAATGATAAAATGATTAAAGATGCTGTTTTGTATGTAGACCAACTTGGTCAGCGAATAGCGTGCTCTATTGATGAGTTTAGGAAAAAGTTTGGGGTGAGGAAATAAGGCGTGTTATGGCTAATAAAGGAGAGATAAGGATTGACGGTAAGGTGATGGGAAAGGATTACGGCAGGTATTTCTATTCTCCACGTGGTAATATGTGGGCTGTCACCTTGTGTACGTATGACTGTGATGATGGTCGTATGTTTGAAAAAATAGAGTTGTATAGAACGAAGGATCAGGCTAGGGAAGCTGCATTCAGGTTAAATACGGAGGAAAGAAATGGGTAAGACAGATGCAAGTGTAATAAAACTACCTGAGGGGTATTCATTGAAGAAGATTGATGAGCGCACTTATGAACTAGTCAAGATTGACGATTTCAAGAAAGGAGATTTCCTGTTTGCTAAAAGCAGAACAGGAGATTTAATAGATTATGTATTTATTAATACTGGTGGTTTGAAAGCTAATTTTTTATATAAGGACAAGAATGTTCTTATCTGTAATTTAGAGTTTAACTTTTCTAACAACTATGATATCTCAAAGGCTACTCTCGAACAGATTGCTGCCATGAGAAGGCTTTTATCCGATAATAATTTTACTATTGTTGATGGTGAAGTTGTTCCCATTACAGATCCTGTTGTCGGCTTTGTTATTGTTAATGATGTGATTTATCCTGCAAGTAAGATTTACAGAAGCAGGGAATGCGCTATGTATGATTTAAAGAGAAAAGGAAATAAAAAATGAATCAAGTAAAATTTGTAAAATTAAGACGGGATGCAGTTCTTCCCGAAAAAAAAACTGATGGTGCTGCCGGGTATGATTTGTATGTTCCTGACAACACGTTGATAAGAAAAGGTCGTAATCTGATTAAACTTGGTATAGCCATTCAGATGCCATCAAATATGAAGGCTATTATCAAGCCTCGAAGTGGATTTTCCCTGAAAGGTATTATTGGCGTTGACGGGAAGTATCATGACGCAGATGTGTTGGATGGTGTTATTGATTGTGATTATACAGGTTGTATAGGTGTTATAGTGAAGAATTTTGAGAAAGAGCCTTTCTATATTGCTGCCAAGGAGCGAATTGCTCAGCTTCTTTTCAGTAATTATATTGAGGTTGAATTTGTTGAGGTTGAAAGCCTTGATTCAACGGATAGGGGTGATGGAGGTTTTGGTTCCACAAATAATGCAGAGAAATGAGAAAGACGTTTTTATTATTTTTGGCTATTTTTTCAATAGTATTATTGGGGTTGTGTGGTTGTTCCAATGATAAGGATGATGAATACAAGGATGCTATTATCGGCACATGGGAACTTGTTCAGGTAAAAGTGGATGGTAGATGGTATCCTATGATAAGACCTACTTACGCTAAGTTTAATCAGGATGGTACTTATGTAGGAAGGGGCTATTTTGGGAATGGTTACGGTACTTATGATATATCTGGTAAAACCATTACATGTTATGTTGATGGATATGAGTACGTAAGATACGAGATTGTTGAACTGATGTCCAATACATGTACGTTGAAGATGATGATGGGAGGTGACAGTATGGACATTAAATGTGAAAAACGATGAAAACAAAAAAGATAAACAAAATTTACGACAAGGGTTATGATAGTGTACTGAACAAGTATTTTATCTTAGCCATGTTTGTTGAGTTTGGTGAAACTAAATATGACCGTATCTTCTTTTCTGACAAGAAGGATGCGGATAACATAAAGGTAGGTGATTTGTTATGATTGGAGTTACATTGAACAGCAGGGTGAAAATTATAAACCGTGATAAATACATTTCACTTCACGGTGAAGATTCTGTAAGCAAGTCAAATGTGTTCGGTAAATTTGTCACTGTTAAATACTGTTTTGAGAATGGTGAAAAGTTTCTTTGTTCGGATGATCAGGGTAAAGGGTATATTCTTTTCTCGGATTGTATTGCTTATGTTGATCATGTTAAGGAGAGAAGCATCCTTGATGAAGCAAAGGATATCCGTAGCAATAGCAGACAGTCTGACTATGGCGATGCAGTAGTCAATTTTGAAAACATTTCCAAGATGGCTTCTTTGATTACTGGAAAGGAATTATCTCCTTATGACTGTGTTGCTGTACAGATAGCTGTAAAGCTATGCAGACAGGGATTCCATAAAAAGCGTGACAATATGGTTGACTTGGCTGGTTACGCTGATATAATGCAATTGATAGTGGACAAGGAGAATGTGAAAAATGGGGAAAAAGGCTGACAACGCATTGATTTTTAGGAGAGTTCTAGCGGCAAGCGGACTCTCCGATACTGATGTTAACAGGAAAAGCAGAAAACATGATATTGTTATGAACCGTGCTCTTGTGTGCTGTGTCATGCGTGACATGGGTTTAAGTATGTCTGAAATTTCTGATTTTATATGTATTGACAGGAGTAGCATATACAATCTTTTAAAATATTCTTCTGAACTTGACGATAGAGTAAGGGAAATAAAATCAAAGATAAAGGAGGAAAGGTAATGGGTTTGAATAAAGGATGGGGTAAACTTCCCCTTAGTAACAATCTTCTTGTTGACGATGAAAAACAGAAGAAGATTGATATAGCAAAGCATATTGATGATGCGAATGAGATGGAGTTATGGGCTGCGTCCGCTTATGTCATAGATACCAATCCTGTCTTGTTTTACAGGGCTACACATGTTGTTGACGAGGGTATGTCAGAGCGTTCTTTGCTTATGAAAGCCAAGCAATGGGTTAATTCTCCAAGGATAACCCAGATTGTCAATTATGCCAAATCTTCCATGCTTGCTTCCGATTATGTAACACCATCCATGAGGCGTGTATTGGAAGGTGAGAATAAGGAAAAGACAAAGACTTTGATAAACAAGGATAACCTTGAATTTGAAGATGCGATAAGTCTTATAGAAAGTTTCCTAAAGCGTTCTGATATAGACACTGCTGATTTTAAGGATGTGAAAGGTGCACTTGATATGCTTGCAAAGTTCAAAGGTTGGCTTTCTGATGATGATGCTGGTGAAGATTTCTACGACAAGACCACCATAGCGTTTTTCCCATACGATTGCGACAAGTGTGTCCGTGCCAAGGCAGGGTTATGCAACAAGTGTGTATATCATCGTGAATCAACAGGCGATCTTAGTGATGATGAACGTAAATGGATAAAGGAAAACGATACATGGAAAGGATAGTCTATGTCGGTAAGGAAAGCCACTAATTTGACGGTAAGGAATAAAGAAAGGGAAAGGCGTGTAAGGGAAATAGAGGAAGAGGGAGTATTTGATTATTACCATAAATTTACTCCTGTCCAGTTGTACAGGTACCTTTCACCTCTATGTAGTATTGATGCGTTACGGATATTACGTTTGTGTGTATTATCCGCACAGAGGGGAGATAATATGATAACGTTGAAGTTTATAAGGAGGCAACTGAAATACAAACCTAGGCGTTCTGTTTTTGATTCATTGATAAATTCCGGATTGATAGTAGAACCAGTTCCTAATGTTTTTTCCTGTACGGTGAAGGTGAACGAGTATTCTCATATATTAAGCATGATGCGTATTGATGATAATGCTCCAGATGTTGTAGATGTGGATGATTTAAATTGTTATAAAGTTGTAGCAGAGGATAATATTAGTTACCGTGTTGTTAGCAAACGGGGGAGTGTTATAAAGAGTTTCACTGAAAAGAGTGAAGCAAGCAATTATCTTGATGAACTGTATTTCCCTAAAGGTGAAGATGGTGACGTGGAAGCATTGTCGAAAGAGGAAGAGGAAGAATTAACTGTGTAATTAACAATTTTTATTATTGTTTTCTGTATTAGTTTATTTTTTAATATTACTTTTGTCGCATGAGATATTGCTATGATAAAGAACGGTATGATTATCTTGTCAACGAGATTTTAAAATGTGGCAAGATACTTAAAGAGAACACCACTAATGGTAAGGAAGTTAGCTGGAAGGTTTTCTGGATAAGGGTGGACGCTCACAAAAGAAGGCTGTCCGCAATGAGGGAATTGGACAAAATAAAAGAATATAAGTATAAAAAATAAAAAAATGGATTTAGTATTAAATTGTAAAGTAAAGAAAGTAGGTCAGTTACAGACTGGTACAAGTAAGGCAGGTAATCCTTGGCAGAAGAGAAATTATCTCGTTGAGGAAATTGGTTCCATGTATGCCAAAGAGGTGTATTTCTATGTAATGGGCAACCTGTGTGATCTTCAATTGAAAGAGGGTGATACTATTACTGCCCATCTTGAAATCAGAGCAAGAGAATACCAGGGTAAATATTACAATGAAGTCGGGTGCTTTAAGATAGATATGCCGCAACCAGCACAAGCACCATCACCTGCACCTGTTCAGCCTGAAAGACGAGATGATTTGCCCTTTTAGTATTGCAATGCTATCCGAAATGTGTGGTTTTTGCTTATATTGATTAAATTCTTGTTTTTGTTTGCGGATGGAGGTTTATCTTTTTTGCCATATTTCGGGTTTTCCTCCATCCGATTTTATTTGTAGTTGATAATGAAACGAATAAAGAGTAAATTTCCTTTAGCTGACATATTCAATTTTGTGTTGGGTAAGTTATCCGTTTTGAAATCTATTTCTGAACCTATAACTTTCTCTTCCCGTGATAATGCTATCCCTGCATTGTATTACGATGTTGTATTGTATGAAAAATATATTAATGATACAATGTCTAAACTTATGGGGTGGATTGATGCTATCAATCAATACAAGTCTGTTGGCTATGATCATTCTAAGTTTGTTGAGATGAAAACAAACGAGTATAAAGAAACACGGCCTTTTGATTCGGAAGATGATATCCCATATTTTTCTTTTAAGAGTTGTTTGGTATGTGAAGATTATAGGGATATCGTCTTGGATTGCTCTGATGATGATATTACAAGCATGATGAATGTAGTTAGTCTTATGAGCCGTTTTGATGTATGTGAGTTCTTCAAAATTCCTTCATACAAAATTGAGGAAGATGGAACTATACATGAAAGAACTTTTGCAGACAAGGAGATGGATAAGGCTTCAAACAGCGTGATGATTGATGATGTTCGTTCTGCTATTATTTACACTAACAGGAAGATTCATTCTTTGGTTGACTACATAAAAAGCATTGACGAGGATAAATTTGATGAGAGCGTTGTGACAAAGATAGAAAGGGATGTATTTGAAATACTTTATTTGGAACAAGATAGCAATTAAATCATATATTTATTTTGGCTTGATTCGCAATAATTATTATATTTGTACCATAAAAGATCCTTAAAACAATATTTGTCTTATGGACTGTTGCCTTAATTTTGAATTATTTTCATAGAAAAACTAGTAGGGGTGGTATAGTCCTTTTTATTTATGCTATAACCACCCCTTATTTATTAAACACATGAGAAAAAAAGAACTTCTTAAAAAAATAAGAGAATATCAGTCTTGGCGGAAAGGTGCTGATATCCCTATGATGTCACCATCCGAAGTAACTAGGATGATTGATTCCGCAATAACAGTGATAGAAAAGTCTGATACAAGCAAGGCGAATGCTGTGCTGTTTAAAAAAAAAGTGATAGACAAACTTCACATCACTGTCGGTGCTCTGATTTTGGACGGGTATGATGAGTTAGATTCGTGTGTAAAATATGTTAATGATTTAATACGTGAGTTAGATGAAAATTGATTTGTTTGTAAACGGAAATTTGGTGTGCGACCGAAGCAAAGCGAGGGAGCACAGGGGCAGTCTAGCTGCACAGGGGCAGTCTAGCTGCACAGGGGCAGTCTAGCTGCACAGGGGCAGTCTAGCTGCACAGGGGCAGTCGAAGTTATAACACTATGTGGTGGGGAACTTCCTAGTGATTATGATATTTCTGATGCTGTTATAATTGATGGCGATATTCATTGTCGTAGTATCAGTTGTAATGGCATTGTTGTTTGTAAAGGTTCTTTTACTGTTATAGAGGAAGGGGGTGATTATGGGTCACTCTAACGGTAAAATCACTGCACCTGTAGGGTTGGATAGTGATGTATATCCTACTCTAGGCATCGGTCCTACTAGTGATGGTTATGATTTAGGATATGCGTGTCTTAGCGAAAAAATTAATATGTGGAGTTATATAAAACCCAAAGAAGCGTCTAGCCCTTCATTTGACAACGCTAGTTTACCTGGTATAATTTATGATTCTGTAAATAAGAAATTAGTATATGATAGACCTAAAACATGGGCTAGGCTTACTGATTTTGATGGATACGATCATGGGGCTAAACCTCTTACAATAGATAAAGATATTCTAACTAATCCCGTAGACGCTACAAAGGCAACGTTTGTGCTTACAATTTCACCATATTGGGCTGATTCTAGGTATAATTGGGGTAAAATACTTGGGGGATTTACTTGGTCTAATATGAAAATAAAGGTGGAAGTATATAATCAATCAAAAAGGTTGGTAGATTCTGGAGTTTTCGTTGTAAGTAGTATTGATAGTACAGGAAAAATTTCAATTACCCTTAATCGCAATAATCTCATATCTATGGGGGATACATATATTTATATTAAGGGTTATTTTTGTGATTACAGTGGAAATGTATTATGCTTAATCCCTACTACATCTGACGGATTTATTCGTAAGCCGATAGTGGTTACTCAAAGTCTTTCTATTACACTTGGAGATACAACAGCCAACGCTTCTGGATTCTCTGTTTACGGACAGTTGACAAATGGGTCTACTTCTTCTAAATGCAGATTAAACATTACAAATAATACTTCTAGTGATTACGTTGCTTCATCCGGCAGACCATACGCTAGATATAGATGGAGAGCGAAAGATGGATCTTATACAGGTCAATGGTCAGGTAATATATTGATGCCTTCGTGCACAAATATTCCTAAATCATTTACCCGTAATGATGTGGTTGATGCTGGTAATCCACCGTCTTATGGTAATGTTACTCAATGGTATGTTGATTATCAAGTTATTATGTATTAAACACCGGATATAATATACACAAGCAATGGGCATGGAACGGCAGCTTAGGTCTGTCTGTGTGTATTCTGTATTGCTCATCAATGCAGAACTGGCATGGGTTCTTAGATGTTACTGCTGTTCTCCATCCCTTGAAATTTGGAATGTTTTTCCATGAGTTGTAATTTGCTTCATTGAAAATACCTAGAATCATCTGTTGTTCTATAACATACAACTGGCTTATACCGTTTGTAGCATATCCTCTACCGTAGTGTTTCTGTTTGCTTGGCGGAATAAATGATACGTTATATGGTGATGATATGTTATTCCATATCTTCTTTTGAACCTCATCCGTTATTTTTTCTATATTGTTCGTTTTTATTGACAGTAATGTATTGGCAAGATATACTTCAACAACAGCGCGGAATCTGTTTGTGTTTGTGTTTATTCTCTGCTTTGTTGTTTCTCCACCGTATGTCCTTTCCATATATTCCTTAATGCCGTTATCCGTCATTGAAATATACTCCCATCCAAGATCATCGTTTAGTTCGAGTGACAGCTTATTGCTTTCCAGTACATATTGGTATATGTCGTTATATATATCCTCACGGAACTTTTTGGTCAGTTCCAGCACTTTTTCTTTTTGGCTATCAGGGAGTTTTGATATTGACTTGAATGATTTAGCCCCTGCCAAAAGAAATACGGCCAGAAGGTCTTTAGAAAACTTCTCCGCGCGCTCTTTGGTTGACGATTTTATACCGTTGGCAAGTCTTTTTACCTGGAAGTAATAGTCTGCAATCTTAGATATTTCTTCTTTGTTGATCATTGGCTTCTACTCTTTCTGTTATACCGTTTGCTACCATATTTATCATCAAACTCTTGAAATCGCTTTGACTGTACACCTTTTGCCCAATTGATGCTAGAGTTTGAAATATGACAATTTGATTCTCATACAAAACCTTTTGGTTCTGTATGATAGCGTCAAGTTTGGATAATATTTCTCTTTCGTTGTCCATAGTGCAAAGGTATGTATTAGACTTTAATTTACCATACAAATTAATATAAATCAGAAACCTAGTATTGGATTTTTCCCTCCATTGTTTCTTCTTATAGCTTCTCCTGCTTCTTTTATCTCCTTTTTCTTCTTGATTATACATTCTTTTTCTTCAAGCGTAAAATTCATAGATATACATTTACGCATATAATTACGAAATTGTTCTATTTCATTGGGTGTCATTGTACAAATCATATATTATGTGTTTATGTATGATGTAACAAAAAAGGCAACAGTGAAGATTCACATCTGCCTGCTGCCAAAGTAAAAACATCGTAATGGTTCATTTAGATAGTGCAAAGTAACAAAAATATGTTTTACATATATATAACCAAGCTAAATTTTTAATTAATGTTAACATATTAGTTCACGTTTGCATATAAAAAAGCAAGAGAACAGATTGAGCCTTTCTCTTGCCTAAATGAATAAATTTAAAAAAAAAGCAGTTATTTTTTTTGCGAACTCTAACTATTTAAGCTATATCCATTAACGGATGCTTTATGATAATGCAAAGGTAAATATAATATTTGGTATTTACAACTGTTTTATGCGACAAAAATTGGGTTTTCAACTTTAATTTAGGTTTATATAATATTGTTTCATTAGGTCTAATTGTATTTCTTTTTGGCATTTTTTAAACTCTGGTATATTTCCTCTTGTTTTCTTCCAAGGATCTTCTCTTTTTACCAATAATTCAAGGTGCCCATCAGTGCATTTATTGTATATTCCAACAACTTCGTTCAGTAATTGTTCTGTTTTACTTTTCAGTTTAATGTTTTCACAATATTTTACTTTTATGTTTTGGAAAAAATCTATGTTATTAAATCTGTTGAATTGGGATGGTACAACAGGGCCGTGCGCCCATGCTTCAATTCTTTCATCAAATAAAACCTCATTGAAAATTGTATAATGCCACGCTTGGCAATAATATAACAATTTTTGTAATTTTGAATGTGTTATATTGCCATGTGTTTGATGTATTATCCAATCTGCTATTTGTCTTGATTTATACATTTTTGTATATGCTTTATAAAATGTTTTATTATGTGTGCAAATGTACGTGTTTATTTTGTAACTTTGTAAAACTAAATACATTTTAATTATGGAACTATTAGTAGAAAGAAAATGGTGTAAGCCTGATTATACTATAGGGCGTTTGTATATTGATGGTGAGTTTTTCAGTAATACGCTTGAAGATCGTGTTGTTGACGTGAATAAGAACGGAGTGTTTGATGGAAACGAGAAGAAAGTTTATGCTGAATCTGCTATCCCTTACGGTAGATACCAGGTGATATACAACTGGTCCCCAAAATTCGGGCGTAATATGCCAAGGCTGTTGAATGTTCCTCATTTTGAGGGTATTCTTTTTCACGCTGGGAATACAGCAAAGGATTCTGCCGGGTGTATCCTTGTTGGTAACAATACATCAAAAGGCAGACTTACCGAATCACGCTATACTTCTGACAAGTTGAACAAATTGATTGACGATGCGATAAAGCGTGGCGAACAGGTTTGGGTTACGATTAAATAGTGTGTATATTTCATCGACTATGTGTTGAAGGAGTTATGGGAGCGATGTTATTATCGCTCCTTGTTTTTTAGTAATAATAGATTATGTACAGTGCTATACTATTCTCGCCAATTTTCCATCGGACGGTTTTCCGCCAAACAGGTGATTGATGTATGCAAGACCTTTTTGTGTGCATAGAACAACCATCACGACAAAACCTGGGTGATTCTCTCTTGGAATAGGTTTTTCTTTCATCTCGAAATACCCAGCATCAATATACTTCTGTTTTGGTTCGTTCCTGTTAGCAAAGAATACTCCTGCTTCACGAAGTTTTTTGAACAAAGAGTTTCTCCCAAAAGGCAATCCAAGTATCTTTGCCGCCTGTCCTATATCGCACTTGCCTTCCATTGCAAAGGCTTTGTCGGCGAAGTCGGCTTTCGGCTGGAGCTTGGAATTTTGCTGTTCAAGATACTTAATCTTTTCCTCCGCAATCTCTATACGTTTCTGTAGAATCTGCTGGGAGCGCATCAAGATGTAATCATCATCCTTTAGTAGGGCTTCCCGTCTGTTGAACTCATTGATGAATCTTTCCTTGAACTCTCCGGCTTTTGCCCCAGTGTAGCCCATGACAAGGAAACTAAAACCGTCCTTTGTCATTTCATAAGCGGTCTGTTCTCGATTTCTACTATCGATGTAGGTAATAACGCCAAAATTGGCGGCATTAAAACTCGCTGAGCATGAAAGACTTTCAATGTCTCTGACTACTTTACTATGTTCTTTCCCGAACACTTCCGCAACAAGTAACGAAGTAGTCACATCGTTGCCGTTGTTGTTTTGAAATACTAATTCTGCCATAATCTGTGAACATTTAAGATTATAAGAAATTATATGTGGCAACTTTATCAAAAAGAAAGCGGTTGCACTTTACGCTGTTCACAGATGGCGCATTCGCTACGAGAGCAAATACTATAATCTTACGTAAAGGCAACCGCCAATATCCAATAAGGGCATAAAAAAAACCATGTATGATATGAGCAACTTAACCGCTTGCTTAACGTAACGAATGCAATCGTCATCTGTGAACGGTACAAAGTTACGCAAACTTTCCATACTACCAAACGAAAACAATATTTTTTTGAAGGCTATTCCGCATTTTTGCGTAAAACTTGATAATCAATATTTTCTAGCTTGCCTTCCCCGTTCGTTGTTTTCAATCATGGATAGCTCTTTTGCCATACTGATTGATAGAGTATATTCGATTCGTTTCGTAGCTCCTATTTCTCGCTCCACAATTTCGGTGAATGATTGAAAATCAACACCTTCAATAAAATCATAAGATTTAATACGATCTTTAATCCCTTTTACTTTCAAGAAAAGAATGCAAATCACGTGCATTAACGGCTTTCTTACCGTTATTATCACTAATAGGAATAAGTTCATTCGTTGTGACGTTCATATTTTAACGAATTGTGATAAAAAGAAACCCTCCGTAGGTGTGAACGTCACAACATACGCAGGGCATAGAAGTCGCAGATTGTTTCCTTTCTGCCACCTTAGAGGGATTCTTAATATCTTGTACAAAATCTGTTCGATTTATTTTGCCAAATATTATTATGTTATGACGTTCACCACAAAGAAAAGCATAATTTGTGATATATCAAAACTTTGTGGTGTTTTTTTCTACATCAATCCAAGAACCATACCTACTGCTCCCCAGAATACATCTCTCCATTCGGGCACTCCTTGTCTAAGCCACTTATCGTAGACGATTTCTTTCCCTACAAGGAGGAATAAGGTTAGTGCTATTGCTGTCCATACGGAGAAAAACCATTGCGCCACGCTTACTAAAAGTATTCCTGCAATGAGGTGTTCCATTCCGTCAACTCTTAAATTGTTAAGGCATATATAGTCCAATGCCCTTTTTGTTTTTCTTAGTAATTTTGTAAATTTTCCCATAGTTTAGCTGTTATCGTTGTTATCGTTGTTTTCATTGTTTTCATTGTTTTCTTCTATAACTCTAGCTTCCATATCGTTTAATCTTCTGTCTTGTTCGTCCATTCTATCATCTTCGTTATTTGCTGAGAAATCACTTTCCTCTCTTGCTGTCTGTAATGATATTATTCGGGAGTTCACAAGCTGAACGAGTGTATTGTTCCATTCGGAGAAATCTATGTATGAGTATGGTTCTATGGTAGCGTTTATTCTTAGAGCGTTATAACCTGTTGCGTCACCTTCCATTACTCCTACATAGTATTTGAATATATTGGCCATGTCATTTATGGCTGTGTTCATCATTTGTGCATCACTTCTCGCCCATTCCATTTCCGGCTCATAATACATTGCTGTTGTTCCAGTAGGTCTGTCACCTGACGATGATTGCATTGGCGGAACGACACCGCTTCCGTCAAGTATTCCGTTGTATATGTTATCTATTTCGGTGAACAGTGAGTTTGAAGCATCCATTTTACCCATGAACTGTGCATCATCTTCTGCTCCTACACGTAAAATGGAAGTTCCTCCTAGTCCGTTTCTTTGAATGTTTATTCTTCCGTTAGTCTTGATAAGTAGCATTTGGAATGCCTGTCGTGTGTTGTATTCTCCTATCATGGACATTAAGAACTCGAAATCGTCTATCAAGTCCTGTACTGCCCCCCAAAATGGAAGTTCAAGCCGTAGATATACTACAGGTATAAATCCCAGGTTATGGAATTGATGCAGTTGTATGATATTCCCGTTCTCGTCAATATCCGTTGCTATATCTCCGTTGGAATCCAGTGTATAAAACTCATCTTTAGTCCATACATCGACAAGTGTGTCTGTATGTTCTTCTCCATCAGCCGATATATATGTGGTTGTATATTCTCTTGCGAAAGCTATTCTTTCGCCTCTTCTGTTTTTATGCTCATATAGTATATCTCCTTTTGAGTAGCTGAAAGACCTGTATTTTATCTCGTCCTTATCCTTATATATATATATGGCAGCATCTCCTACCTTTCCGGCTTCGCTTATAAGTTCAAACTTGGCTGTTTCCATGAGAGAATCAGTCCAGTATTCCTTGTATGTTGTCAGCTTATCCCTGTTCTGCTGGTTTGACGCGCTTTTCTTTATCTGGAATTTAAGAGGATTGGTACACAGGTGTGATACCCTTTTCTTGTGTATCATCCTTTGGAGAGGGAATGCTCGTCTTTGCAGTACATAGGGAGTTGATGCCAATTTCTTTTTCCTTTTCTGAGCACCTACATTCGCGCTTTCATCATCCGATGATGTGGCATCCTCGTCTGACGGGATGCTGTCTTTCCAGTCGGGTCTGTTGTGTATATAATGTCCTGATGTATCCCATTGCGCTAGAAAATCATCTTGTGACATATATTTGTATATCAAAGTGGAGCGTCTTGGCTTTTTCTTTGTTCCTCCACCTCTTCCATCGTCACATCTTGACGGAAGTGCCACTTTGAACGGTTCTTTTCGTAATAAAACGTCTAATTTTAAAATTTCCATAGGTAATTATAAATATTTTAATTCATCCATTATATCGTTAGGTATGTCAATCATTATATCGCATATATCAAAATATGTCCTGTATAAAAATGTTCCTTCTATCAAGTCGGGCGAGCATCCTACAATCTTTTTTGCTTCCTGTTTTTTCAGCAGTCTTAGTTTCCCGTTTTCCCTTTCCACGTCACGTCTTATTGCTCTTCTCTGGTCCATCAGTGCTTCCCGTATTGTTTTGTTCACATACGGTTTGTCAAGAAGTTCTGGGTTTATACTGAATCCGCAATATCCTAGGTTTGTTCCTTTTATACGTGTTACCATTTCATCGGCAAGCTGTGCCCTTAGATCGAAATAGAATCTTACAGGTTGATCATCCTTGCTTTTGTCTAGCCTTTTCGGAACACCTCTAAGTATTGCCAGACTTTCGGGAAATGCGTCACGGAATGTCGGTGCTCCAAGACCGTCAAATGCCAGTCTGTTTTCACCGATTCCCCATTTCCGTAGATTGTTTCTTACCCATAGGTTCAAATCCCTAGGCTTTAATGTGTTTGACCATTCTAGGTCTTGTAAGTGGTGTCCTATGAAGTGCCCCATTACACAAACGTCACCAAGACCGTATGCTATATCCAGTGTAGCACATTCAAAATAATCGTCAAACACAGGCTGAGATGAGAACATTTCCTCCATTTCGTCACGGGTTATCCACTCGTTTCCCCCTTTTATCAGCTTCCATGAACCTAATGCGTTTATGGATACTTCCTGTGCTGTTCCTCCAAGGTTTTTCTGATAGTCTGGATTGGAAGCCATAAGTATCTTGTTATCTTCCAGCCCGGAAGCTATAAAGGTTATGCTCTTGATGTATCTTTTACAGTTTGTTTCGTCAATTTTGGTATTTTTACCGAATCTTGCGATGATATAATCTTTTGCCTGAGCAAATACTTCTTGTGGGCTGTCACCCCATGCTGTTTCATGTATAGTATCTCCATATTGAAAGAAATATCTTACTTTCCCCGATCTTTCTGGAATTGCTATTCCATCATCGTCTACCCACCATGATACCATTGCTCTCCAGAAATCGCTGTACGGATTTGGGTTGCACGCGCCTATAAGACTTGTTCTTAGTCCTGATGATGAACGCAATACCGTTTGAAGGTAGTTTATGATAGGTTCTGTTGCCTGTGAGCACTCGTCTATCGCCACCTTGACAACGTTACCACCCTGTTGTCTGTCCTTAAATTCGCTTACGCCTTTTTCTCCAGACAGGCAGGCATCACCGAAATAATCGTACCGTATTTCACCTCCTGCGTCAAGTCTTGAAAGGCGTTTTGAATCAATATACTCACCATAAGGTTCAACCATCTTTGAAACCACTTTAAGAATACCGTCCGCTTTTTCTGCGGATGTCTTGTCCTTACGGAAAACAAGTGCGGAAAATGACGGATGGTTGCATGAACTTAGTATATCAATTCCAAGGCATACGGATTTTCCTCCCCCACGATTCCCGTGAAGTATCTTTATCCCTGCCCTGTTCCTTAGAAATGCCTCCTGTGAACCTTTCTGTGGGGCAAGCATATTTACCTTGTACCCCTTGCTTCTTCTGTCCTCTATATATCTTTGGACGAAATCAAGGCTTTTATATGGTATGATTCCCCTTTTGCCATATCGTTTCAGCGATTTGACAACATCCTTAGTCTTTAATCCTCGGTATTTTAAGTCAATTTCTTCCATCGTTTTCTATGTATCCCGCAAATATAATATTTTTTTAAATATTTTTTTGCTTATACACATTTTTTAACTACATTTGCATCGGTAAGAGGTACTTACTGTGCGCAAAGGTCTTGTGCATGAATCACATAAAAAATAAATAGTATATGGATGAAAATGTAAAAGTCATTTTTGAAGGTATCAAGAATGCGTTGGGAGAAAGTAGCTCCGTTATTACAGATCGTACAATCGAACAGACAATTAATGAGTTCTCAGCGTTCGCACCGCAGGAAAATGCGGAAAAGTTCTGGAATGAAAGTGTTGTGAATCATTTAAAGAACACTGTGGCAGGTCAGGTAAGAGCGTTTGCGTCTGATAAGCGCAAAGAGTGGGATACAATCAAGGAACAGGAGATATCCAACTTGAAAAAGGAATGGGAAAAATCACATTCGTCACAACAACAACAACAACAACAATCATCCGAACAGAAACAGTTTGAGTTGCCCGATGATGTCAAGGCTAAACTTGAAGAGTTTGAAAAGTTCAAGAAAGAGTTTGAAGCTAAAGAGCAGGAGGAAAAACAGAAGCAGATTGTAATTGAAAAGCGCAAGAAGCTGTCTGATTTGATTAAACGCCCGGAAGCAGGTATGCCTAACGAGTTGTTGCGCAACATCATTTTTGAGAACATTCAGATTTCGCCCGAAGAGGAAGATACAAGCATTCTTCTGAAAATACAGGGAAAGTACAATGAAACGTGTACGAAATACACAAAGGATGGCATTAATCCTTTCATCTCTGACAAGGGTGGTTCTAGCGATGTAAAGTCATTCATAGATAGAAAGAGAGAAGAAGATAAGGCTAGCAAGGAAAACAATATTGTCAGCCGATATTACAGTAAAATTAACAAATAGTTTTTTTAATTATGAAAGCAGGAGTTCTTGCAACAAGTTATAGTAAGATTGGTGGCGCAAGACATATCTTTTCTAATGATACGTCTTTGCACGTACTGTTGGTAGGATGTAACGTTCCAGTAGAACGTATGCCTACAGTTGGGAACAAACTTCCGGCTGGCACTATGATTAAATGCGATTCCTCAAAACAGGATGGCGGTGATATTCACTATTCATTCAGAATGTATGAGAAATCGGATTCTGGTGCTACGGTAAAAGTTGAAAAAATCATGGGTAATACAGTTGCCAAGGTTGGTATGATTGTCGGCAAAGCACCTACTACTGCCGCAGGTACTACAACTGGTTTTACCATTAACGCTATTGATTCGTCACATGACGAATATGACATCCTTACATTGTCCGGGGATGCAGGTAAATTGGAATTGACCGATATTTTAGTTGAAGTTACACAGGTTGGTGCTAGCGCAAAATTCAAGGTTATTCCTAATGCTATCCTGCCTTATGATGTTGACACCATTCCCGGTGCCACTCTCTATCCTTTCAACGGTGCATGGATGGTGACAAGTGAGATTTTGGAAAAACGCATTCCGCCCGTAGCTTCGGCAATCAAAAAGGCGATGAAGGATGATGAATCATATCCTTGCGTTTTCCGTTACACATTGTATAACTAATTAATTTTTTTCGTTTTATGCAAAGATCGACATTTAGTTTCTATGATTGGCATTTCTCTGGGGAGATGCAGGAACTTATGGATTATGCCAATCAGAAATTTGATAACGAAAACTGGAGAAGCTACGGAGATTGGGATGTTCCTCAGATGAGTAAATCATGGAATGTCATGGTTGACGAATACACACAGGCTACCCGTCCTGTGATGCTTGCTCCTTTGGCTGAAAAGCCTATCATGGACACTACTGGATTTGAATGGTATTCGGGCCGTATTCCGAAGATGGGTCACGCCATTCAGTTTATGGAAACCGATATTCAGGAGTTCTATGAACTTGACATTCCGCAAGGCGCATTGCTTGACAAGATCCGTGAGAAATGGTACACAAAGATGGAAGCGTGTATCCAAGGTTTCCATACCGAGTTGAACTGCATGACTTATCAGGCTCTTTCTACAGGTATGCTTAACTATACAGCTAGTGGTACCAACTCAATCCCTGTTCAGATTGACTATCGTGTTCCTGCAAAACACAAGTTGAAAGCGTTGAAACAGAAATGGTTTAGCAATACAGACTGGACACCGAACGAGAACGCTGATCCTATTAAAGACCTTCAAAGAATGTGTAAGATTGCCGACAATGATGGTGTTCCATACGATCACTTTGAAATGTCCAAGGATTTGTATGACAACTTCCTGATGCACCCGAAAGTTACAGCAGCAGTACAGGCTCGTCTTGTTCCTGCCGCAGCATCTACTACAATCTATCCTATGAACAATCAGGAGATTGTTGATGTGCTGATGAAGGTGTTCTCTATTCCTGTGATTATTCCTGTTGATGAAAAATCAAAATGGAACAAACTTGGTGTGATTGAGGACGCCAAACCGTCTTTTGAAAAGAATACCGTTGTTCTTGTTCAGAGCGGTCAGTTCTTCCGTATCAAGAACTCACCGTCAATGTATTTGCAGGATACCAACCCGGCTGTACGTATTTCTTCTTTGGAAGGCGGACGTATCGCGTTCTTGCATCAGTATTCTTCCGAACCGTATGCAGAAAAGAGTTCAGGTGAGTTGTGGGCATGTCCTGTGATGAAGAATCCGAACAACCTTATCATTATGAAGGTTGACGAACAGTCAAATACGGGATTGTAAAAAGTTGAACCATGAAGGTCATTATTGATATAAATGGCGAAGGCACAGCAAAGGGCGCAGGGGAGTATTTCATTGGAGATACTCTCACGCTCCAAGCTATTCCCGAAGAAAGTGTAGAGTTCGGATACTGGCTTATTGCCGACAATGAAACATTGAAGCCGGAAGATAGACTGAAAGTTTCGGATAATCCGTTCACTATTCAAGTTACCCCTCAGATAACAGCAAAGGGTAACATGAAGGTGGAAGCATATTTCTATATGTCTATGCGTGAATATCTGAAAGCACAGATTGACTATGAGTTGAAAAACACATCGTATATCAGTGTTGCCCAGAAATGGGGATTCCGTTTGTCTGATGATAGCCGTGAAACGTCTGAGATGAAGAAGGATCTGGCTTATGCTGATTTGTTGCTCATTGTTTGTACTGCCCCTTCAACGATACAGGGAAAGACGAAGAAAGCCGGGAACTGGTCAATTACCGACACAAGCAAGACTATTTCTATCAATGACAAGAAAAGATTGGAGCAACGAGCAAAGGATTTATACGCCAAATGGGGTTTGAATTTGGATGTTGGAACTGATGTTGAAATAACTAGATTAAGATGGTAGTATGGGAAAGAGTATTTTAGGTGAGGATATGTTTCCTGATATGGTGAGAATTTATCAGAACAAGAACAGTTCGGATAAATATCAGACCACCCCGTATTGGGAGATGATATACGAAGGAAGGGCAAACATACAGGAAAAGGATACTGGTTCTGAAACGAATGATGTTGACAAGTCCGAATATGCTGCCTACCTAGAAGATAACGATGTAACCATACCTTCCGGGTGTCTGTTGGATTGGCAAAATTTCAACCATCCGTTTTCGGACAACAGCAATAGCTGGCGTGAGATAAAGAAGCCTCCATTTAACAATATGGAATTTGGTACGGTAATATACTTTAACCAAATAGAAAACTAGAATACTATGACAATCAATTGGACGGAAATAATACTTGCTTTGTTGGGTACTAATGGTATAACCCTTCTAACTTCAATATTACTGTTTAAGCAGAAGAAGGAAAAAATGGAAACTGAAATTGATTCTTCTACCTTGGACAATCTTGAAAAAGGGTTTGCTATTCAGGGTGCTCAGTTGAAAAAGGCACAGGAAGAAATATTGAGTTATCAGCAATCTCTTCATGATGCTTATCAGAAGATACAGGAGCTTTATAATGAGATGAACGAAATAAAAAACGAGTTGAAATGCGCAAGAGATGATCGAGATTCATTAAAAAAGCAGATTGAGAAACTGAGTAAACCAGTAACAAGAAAGACAAGTACAAAAAATGCAGGCAAATAACAACGATAAAGTATTGAAAGAGTTTGGTAGTAATGTCCAGCTTGCCTTGGATGCTTCTATCATGCAGTTCATGGAAGATATCGCCACGAATATCATGGATGATATAAAAGACATGGAGGGATTTACCAATCAGACTTTCAATCTTGAAGATAGTTATGGTTGTGGCATTTATAAAGATGGGGTCCTAAAGAAGATTGTGTGGGCAAATGCAACGAAAGTTGCAAATGAACCTAGGAAACGTAACAATGTAGAATATTGGGGGCGTGAACTTGCCGAAGATTTCTTCAACAGTTACAAATCCGATGGTTCTGACAAATATGGACTGGTTGTCGCTGCTGTCATGTATTATGCCAAGTATGTGGAGAACTATCATTTGTTGAATGTTCTTTCAGATTCTTGGATTAAGACAAAGACAGATTTAAAAGGGGGCAAATATACTGTGGTTTTTAAGAAAATTGCAGCTAATATGTTAAACAAATATTTTAAGTGAAGTTATGGGCTACTTTAATCCTTCAACAATAAATACCACCTTGTACAATATTGTATTGGACAAGAAGATTGCTGACGATGTATATAAGGTACAGCGTCCTGCAAGTGTTGATGATAAGGTAACTAGTTTTATTGTCGTAAACAACAATACAAGAATTGTAAGCAATACCGAGGGCGGCCCTTACGGTCACTTCGGGAAAGGCGAAACAATGGCTACGGTTACTTTGTTTGTAAGGGCATTGCCTGGGAACATATATCCGTCTGTCATGGATGCGTTGAGTGAAAAGATGGTAGAACTGTTCCCTCAAAAGACTATGCAGCTTCATTTCGAGATATTTAATGTTTTACCACCAATGTTTGACGGGGTAGGATTTTATTATATGTCCGTCCTGTTGAATGTTGACATTTCAAAGGATTAGCCGCATGAAAAACGTGAGAAAAAACAGTGGAGGCGCATCGGTAGATACGTTTTCATCAATTAACAATAACTTTTTAAATACAGAAAATAGAATGGCACGAGTAAATTTAGACACCAGCCCTGCTTACTTGAACGGGCAGTCGGCTGCTTTGACATTTGATGCGATTGAGATTACCGATGAAACTCAATATTCAAGTTTTAAGAATCCGAAGATTCTTCCCAATATTGAATCTGGTACTACGGAATCCGCTGGTACTGACGCTGACACTTCTGAAACAAAGAACGAGCAGGGTGCTACCGTATTCCAGAATATCACACCGTGTACTATGGCATTTACCTTTACAGGTATGTCCACTTCAAAAGCCGCTTTCGCTTTCTTTACACAAGGAAACGAAGACAGGGCTGAGTTGGAATTAAGTAGTTTAACTGATACTGTTGATGCTTTCGGTAAGGGAGCTTCTCAGAAACTGAAAGCGTTTGGTGCAAGTGCATTCAAGCAGTTTGTACGTCCTATCGGTATTATCAACGGTACTGGTGATCGTATGATCTTCTTCCCGAAGGCATCATGGGCTGTCAGCTTCACAGGTGCTCCAAGTAACGCAGGATACCTTGGATTCTCCGTTACAGTGACAGCATTGGAAGTTAACACTCAGTATTTGAAAACCATGATGGTTCTCGAACTTGACAATTCGGGTGAATGATGTATATGGGGTGATGGATTATTAGCCGGGCATTTTGTCCGGCTTTTATTGTTTTTTAACTACCTGTGTTTGATTTTTGTTAACCTTTGTTGTATTTTTGCTGTAAAAAATAACACCATGACAGATAAAGAATTGTCTGATAAATTAAAGCAAAAGGCTATAAGTCTTGGGCTGTGTGAGGAATGGACAAATGAATGGGGAAACCCGGATAAATATGAATTATGCGAGAAATATATCAGAGGCATTGACTTCTGCCTGTTAAACAGATACCCGTCAAATGAAATAATCAAGAAGGAATTTGCAGGAGTTAGGGAGAAGTTTAATGTCTTCGTTGATGATACCAACCTTTTCATAAGCAATCCTAAATGGTCTATTTTTAACGGTTCGTGTGATTGTGTTGTCACATTCAACGATTTCGGTATAGGAGAGATGTATGTCAAGGATAACAGCCATGTAAGCCTTGTTGCGCTTGATAACAGCATAGTACACGTTTCTTTGATTGATGATGCAAAACTTGATATTGTATCGTCTAAATATACAAGGGTATTCGTTTATACAAATACTCCAAAGAACATATCAAAGGTAGATGTGAAAGGAAAATTAATGATTAAACCGTTCAAGTTAGTTTAAAAATGGGAATATTCAACTGGAAACAACCTGACTTAGATGATCAGATAAAGATGCAGAAGTTTGCCACTCATAAATACAAAGAGGTTATGGTTGGTGATAAAAAATTCAAGGTGCGTGGTCTTAGACTAGGCGCATACGATTATATTGTAGACAAGCTGTTGATACGTGACATTATCAACCCCGATACAGCGAAAAAGGAAATGATTGCAATTATGAAAAATGACGCATCTATTCCGTACAAAGTTGCAGCGGCAGGAGTATTGAACAACTATTGGTTTTTTGAGATAATTCCTTTTGCAAGACGTATATACGCTTGGTGGTTAAGCAGACACTATGACCATAAGGAACTTACTCCGTTGATAGAAGCCATCGTGGAGGGGGCTAATGTAAGTGATTTTTTTACAAATACAATCCGTTTAGCGTTCTTGATAGATACGACAGCGACATTAAGCAAGAAGGATGCCATGAAATTATCTCTCGATGCAAAATCGGCTCACGAGGATCTATCCAAAAAGATTTCCCCCAATTCAGAGGAGATTTAAGGCTATTCGGAGGATTGATGATAATCAAGGACTGGGCTTTGCTATGGAAATATTCATGGAGTTATATACAGGCAGTAATAATGGACCAGCCTAAACTTGATTATCATTTTGAAGAGAAAATGAAGTTGTACAAGGCTTCTCTTACAGAAGATTTATATAAGGAAGCTAACAAGGATGCAAGTGGCTTTATATATAGATTCAAAGAATCTAAACCTAAAGAAGAGCATCCCGATATATTACTAAAAGATGTTTTGCGATGATAACAAAATACGATCCTAAAATATATCCCCTTAAACTGTATGTTGCAGTGGGGGATGATCAATGGGGGGGAATATATAGAAAATTCACCAAACTTAATCATGATCCGATAGATATATCCAAAGATGAAATTAAGGGCTGTAAAGGCATGACTATTTTTGTAAGGGAAAAAAGTACAAACCATTCAGGTGTACTTATTTGGTTATCCAACGATGGTATAGGGGTAAGCACTGTTGCTCATGAATCATCTCATTTTGTATGTAATGTATTTGATTATTGTGATATAGCAATGGGGTATAAAAATGGGCAGGATGAGCACTTTGCATACTTTATAGGTTGGTGTGTTGAATGCGTAATGGATAGCGTTGCGAAATATTTAAAAAACAATATTTATGAAAATTAATTTGTTTGTAAACGGAAATTTGGTGTGCGACCGAAGCAAAGCGAGGGAGCACAGGGGCAGTCTAGCTGCACAGGGGCAGTCGAAGTTATAACACTATGCGGTGAGGAGCTTCCTAGTGATTATGACATTTCTGATGCTGTTATAATTGATGGCGATATTCATTGTCGTAGTATCAGTTGTAATGGCATTGTTGTTTGTAAAGGTTCTTTTACTGTTATAGAGGAAGGGGGTGATTATGGGTCACTCTAACGGTAAAATCACTGCACCTGTCGGATTGGATAGTGATGTATATCCTACTCTAGGTATCGGTCCTACTAGTGATGGCTATAATTTGGGGTATGCGTGCGCAAATACGCATGGGAAAATAAATAAATGGAGTAAATATAAACCTGTGAGGCAACCATACTTAGATTATCGTTCTGATTATTGGAAAGCTAATGATGGTCTATGTGGTCTAAGTGTAGTGGGATACATGTCGCCAGGAACGCTTAATAGCGGATTTCTAAAAGACCTTTTTAATGGCGTAGACTGGGGATATAATGCTCCTACTGGTGGAGATTCAGCACCTTATCGGATATTGGATTTCAACGGATATAATCATAATGCTATAGTTCCTTTTGGAGATGACGTTCCATCAGATGTATATTTGGACACATCTAATAATCTAGAAATACAACTTGAACAGACAACAAATGCTGATGATAACATTTTGCTATCCTATTTAAGCTATCAAGGAACTCCATTTTCTGAAATGTATGCAGGGGTAGGACTTTTACAAAATACTAGATACATTTTAGTAACATCTGAAAGTATGTTTACTGATTCAGTATCTATAAGGTTATTAAATATAGGTGGTTATGTAGGTAAATGGAAAGTATCTTTTTTCTTGTCATCTAATAAAATAGGAGTAGATGATGAATTAAAACAAGGAATATACATACCTATTCCAGTAACACCAAAAACAATGACTATTCATGCAGCTGGATCTCTATACGTAATAGAAGCATTCGGTACATGGAACTCTTCTAATAACCAAATTACATACAACTTCATTATAACAAATAATAGTGGGTCATCTGTTACTATACGTGGTATAGTTCTTGTGTTAATGAGGACAAGAACAGTTCCAGAAGCTGGAGAAAGTGCTGGTTCATTACTTACAGGACTTACTGCACAGGTTCCAGCAAAAGGAACATATAGATCATCTATGTATTCCTTTAATGTTAGTAGAGATTTTTCTTATGATTATTATATTGCAGCAAGAGCCACAGGGGTAAATACCACCTATAATATGGTTGAAGATTACGCTCCATAAAATTTTATCAATCCCCAATAAAACAAGCCCGAAAGTTACACGAACTTTCGGGCTATTTTGTAACCTGAAAACAATATGAAACCGATACCTATGTATCCAAGATTGATTAGTATTTTTTGCCATTTAGACAATTCCTTTTCTACCTTTACTTCTACAATTTTCTCCACGGTTATTATCGAATCTTTCGTCACTACCGTTTCTTTTTCCAAGGATGGAATGCTGTCTTGTAGAAAGTCTTTCTTGTTTTTCAAACTATGAAAAAGCCTGCCATCCGACATTATTTTAGCGTCTGATACGGCTAATGATGTTTCCAAGTGTGAACTATCTTCAAATGTTGTATGTTGTATGTGTTCTGTTGGAAGAGTTATTATTTTTGATTGCCATACTACTCTTTCTGTTACTGTCGTGTTGTGGTCTACTATAGTTGTATTTGTCGAAGATGGAAGTAGCTTGCGTGAACAAGAACACGACAGTAACAAAAAAAATAGCAATATAGAAAACGGCTTATTCATCGACAAGATTTGTTGCGATAAGCGAGATAAATTCCTCCTTCGGTATTTCCAATGCTTCGGGAGAGTTCCATTTCACTTTAATTGCACCGTCAGTGCCAATAAGTTCAATGATTTTAGCAAATCCTTCAAAAGCGAACTTTCTAGGCTTCATATCACATTCCTCTTTCATTTTCTCTTGGTATGCTTCGGAGTATGCCTTGTTCAACTCTTCTGTTTCCTTGTTGAAATCTTCTTCTGTCTTTCTGATTTCATCCGCTTCTTTCTTTTCCTCTTTTGTCGCATCTTCCTTTCCGTCAATCTCTCTCATGTGATTGATTTTCTGTGCGTGCTCGTCATATCCTTCCTTCTTTATTTCTTTAAGAACCTGTTGCATATCATCATCGAATGCTTTTGCAGCTTTGTCGTAAGCGACACGCATAAGCATGATTTTTGCTTTCAGTTCTGATGGAAGTTCCTTCCCTTCTAGTGATAAGGGGATATTCAAGAGAGTTAATCTCTTTAAAAACATTTCTTGGTTCGTCATTTTTCTTGCCTTTTTTAGATTGAAACTGATGAGATGCCTTTCGTGTTAATGTATTTTTTCACATCGGTTACGAAAGAGTTGATGATGGTAATGATAGCAATTTGTGCTTCCAAATCGGGATGATCGTTGTAGTTGATTGCGATACCACCGTTTTGATTGAAATAGAATGTGGCGAGTTGGTTCTCTGATTCCAATGACTTCACCTCTCCGCCATCAAATGAATCAATGTTTTTTCCGTTTGATACGTTTACATTCGCATTCACCTTGTATTGTTTTTCCACATTAGCTTCATTGCTGAATGTTACGCTGGCTGAATTTACGCCAACGAGTGTTACTTTGTTTTCTTCTATAGCCATAGTTAAAAAATTATTTTATTGCAAAGATAACATAATCGTTTTTAAGTACCATTTTAAATATGTTAAAAAATACTAATGGATTTTTGTTTGTTGTAAATCATGCTCTTGTGCTTATTTTTGCTATTTTTGCAATAATTAAAAAACAATAACTATGGCTGATGTTGATTTAGGAGCATTAAAGTTTAAGATTGGGCTAGATGATTCCGGTCTTGACAAACAGATAAAGGATATACAGAAGAAGTTGCAGGACACTTTTAACCAGGAGATGTCCTTCAAGCCTATGTTGACCGATATAGGCAAAATGAATGACGAACTTAGCGAGGTTGTAGATAAGATAAACAAAGCGAATGAAAACGCGTCCAAGGTAGGAAAAGGGAAGTCGAACAAGAAAATGGATATACTTGTTCAGATGGAAGAGTTGTCAAACAAGATTGTCGAAGCGACAAGGGAGTATGACAAGCTGGAAAAGACTTACCGTAACCTAGGCAATGCAGGCGGAGATAAGGGGATGGCTACAAGAAAAGCCAATCTTGAAAGTCAAAAGAAAGCGATAGATGATCTTGTGGCTGAATTGAACAGATTGAAAACGGCATATTCCCTTACTGCTAACAGTGCGCCCAAATTGTCCATTTCCGATGAGAGAGAACTTAATCTTCTACGCCAGCAATACGAGATGGAGATTGCACGGACAAAGGAGATGGATAGACAAGCATCAAAGCAGGAACAGGCGAATAAAAAGATGCAGCAGACCAATCAGAAGTATCTACAATACCTTTCTGGTCAGTCTGGACTTGCCCTTGGTATGCCTGAGGGAAGTGCTGAGGACTTGAACAGGAAAATTGCCGCCATACAGAAACGCCTTGAACTATTGCATAAATTCAAGGTTGAAGTTCCTTTAAACAGCAATCAGATAACAAAGGCTGACGCTCTTATTCAGAAATTGCAAGGCAGATTGGAGAAGTTGCAATCATCTTTAAGAAAAACATCAACGAATGAATTGCTTAATATCAATCCTACGTCTATCAATCAGGCTAACAATCTTATTTCTGAATTGACAAACAGACGTAATGCGCTTAATACGACTGATGCAAACTATAACCGTACCCTTACTCTTCTCAACAGGAAGATACAGGAACACAACAAGTTTGTAAACGAAGCTACATCCTATGGAACAAAGATGCAGCAGACCAATCAGAAAAATGCCGCAAGTTCAAAGGAATTTACCGAGGAACTGACAAAGCAGAGCAGAATGATGCGTGAGTTTGTCAATACGATAAAGACTTATGCCGGATTCTACTTTTTCAGAGATATGTTTCAGGAACTTGTTGCCATTCGTGGAGAGTTTGAGCTGCAACAGGTGTCATTACGTGCCATTATACAAGATGCAAGACGGGCTGACCAGATATTCAGTCAGATTAAGGGCCTTGCTGTAATATCTCCTTTCCAGTTCAGCGATTTGGTTGGATATACCAAACAGCTTGCTGCATTCCAGATACCTGTCAACGAATTGTACGGTACAATGAAAAGTCTTGCGGACGTTTCCGCAGGTCTTGGCGTTGATATGGGTCGTATCATTCTTGCCTATGGACAGATAAGAAGCGCAGGTGTGTTAAGGGGACAGGAATTACGTCAGTTGACAGAAGCTGGTATTCCTGCATTGGACGCATTAAGAAAAAAACTAGAAGAAGTAAGAGGCGTGGCTCAAACTACTGATGATGTGTTCAACGCCATATCAACACGTCAGATTCCTTTTGAGTATATTCGGGAGATGTTTACCACAATGACGGAAGATGGTGGTATGTTCTACAAAATGCAGGAAATACAAGCTGCATCTTTGAAAGGTATGGTAAGTAACCTTGCCGATTCATACAAGATTATGATGAATGACATAGGCGAGGCGAATGATTCCGTTCTGAAAGGAATTGTTGGAAGCATAACCGATGCGATGAACAACTGGAGATATTTCTCCAAAGCAATAGAGGGTGTTGCTGTAGGATATGCCGCATTGAAAGGATTGCAGTTGGCTAGAACAGCCATGCTAGGAAAAGAAGTTGTCGCAACAACTAATGCTATTAAGGCTGAGAAATTACGGGAAGCCCAGTTGCTTAAACAGGCTGCAATGTACAGAACGCTCACTACTGCCGAGAGGTGGAAGATAGCGACAGCGTCAAAACTGTCTGCCGTAGAGATAGTTGCTGCCGTTAATTCGGGAAAGATGTCAGCAGAGATGGCAAAACGTATTCTTGCCACGAATATGCTGACACAGGCTGAACGGCATCTTCTTGTCACCGAACTTAAACTGACGGGTGCGGAAGCTGCAAGAATGTTGTCTATGACAAAAACGACAATGTTGATGAACAGATTCAAACTGGCAACATTCGGTTTGACAAATTCATTGAAAACATTGTGGCTTACGATAAAGGCTAATCCTCTTATGACAATACTTACCGTTGCAGGGCTTGTAGCGGAAGCGTTTCATATTATGTCTGCACGTTCGGAAGAGTTCAATCAGAAGATAAAGGACAGTGCAAAGTCTTTCCGTGAATCATACAGTGATTTGCAAAAAGACCTTGACAAGATAAACTTCGACAAACTCACCCCGGAAAACCTTGAACAGCTTGACACGAAACAGTTGCAGACGTATGAAGAAACACTGACTGGAATATTGTCTAAATATGGCAATATGGGGCAATATATAGTACAAAACAGTAAGAAAATAGATGATCAGAGATCTCGTGTGGAATATCTGCAAAAGTCAGCATCGGAACTAGAGCAGGTTTATAAACGTGCTGCTGAAAATGCGGATATAATGTTCAAGGCGGATAAGGCAACATCTACGGGCGTATTTGGCGATTCATTCTCTGATATGCTTAAAGATTACGAGAAATCGTCTGTAAAACTCACTTCGGCAAGTAAGGATATAGAAGAGTTTCGTGGGCAGATAGTACAGGCATCCAAGGAGATTATAAATATGGGTAAGGGTACTAAGGAATGGAGAAACGAACTTACCGAACTGATAAACAAAGGGGCTTCGGCGGCTACTATTGTAGAGAAGATACGTTCTTTGGCTGAAACGTCAGGAGATGCACGGACATTTGAAATATTCAAGAACAAAACCCATTTTGACAGTGAGGAATTGTTGAAGGAGTATGAGAAATTGAGGATGGGCATTACGGATGAAGTAAAAAAACTTGAATCATCATTTAATTTATTTGCAAAATATACTGAGAAAAAACTTAAAGATGTATTTGGTAATATAGATGTAAAAAACCTTACTGATGAGCAACAGAAACAATTAAAGATACATCTTGATGAATTTGCAGTAGCTAATGAATTAGGGGAAAATGCTAGAAAGAAATTAAACGAACTAGCAAAAGAAAGATGGCGTATTCAATTTGAACTTGATGATAGGGAAGCCCAAGCAGGATTGACAGGATGGAAGAAATCTCTTGACGAGATTACAGGAAAAGCGTGGACTATAACAATCAAAACGTCAGATATAAAGACTGTAGAAGATTTCTTTAATGCCGTAAAAAAGGAATATAAGGATTCAAAAAGTACAATAGAAAACTATCAGAGAACTATTGACAAATTTTCCAAAGAGGGTAAACTGAAAAAAGTAGGGGATAAATACGAACTGACAGGATTGGTAGACCCTGAAGAACTTGAAACATTAAGGCAAATAATAAGCGAGTTTAACGCTGCCAACGAAGCGATGTCAAAGGCTACGGGAACAGCAAAAAAATTCAACCTTGAACTGGAAAAGCAGAAGAAGGAAGGGAAAAAAAGAGATCCTCTTGCTGACCTTTGGAAAAACAGATTGTCATTGCTTGAATCCGCCTATTCCAAGTTCAAGGATTTGAGCATTAACATAGGTAAGGAAGAAGCCAAAAAGCAGATCGAAGCCATATACGGTTCACAGGCGTTAAAACTTGGCGTAGATATTGTATATGACAAACAGGCTATTGTTGACAGTTACAACAAGGCTGCAAAGGAATTGGAAACACGTGTCCCACAGGATGCGGTCAAGAACGCAAGGAAAGCTGCCGAATTGTCCTCTGAAATTTATGTTGAAGCAGCCAAGAAGGTGATGAAAAGAATTACGGATGAGTTTGACAGATACAGGAACAAGTATGACTTTTACAGTGACATACTTGGAATAACTGGTGATTCCGAACTTGCCTTAGACCTTGCCGTTCAGTTCAGTGGTGATACATCTACTATGGCTGAAAGTTTTGCAGCAGGGATATACAACAATCTGCAATCCGCATTGGCAGGAATGAATCTTGACCTTGGCGTTTCTGTCGTGCCCGACACATCTTCATTCACCTCAATGAACCAGTATATCAATCAGATACAGGAAGCCATTAAGGGGAATAAGAATATCGGAGAAGATCAGAAAGAGGTTATACAAGGAATGATTGACGCATGGAAAGGCTATTTCGGTGAGATGGCAAAGCAGTATGCGAATGACCTTGAAAAATATGGTGACTACTATACACAGGTTGATATTATCAGGGAGAATTACCGAAAAAGAATTGAAACGGCAAAGGGTATGGGCAACACTTCATTATCTTCCGCGTTGCAGAAAAGTGAAGAAATGGACTTGTTCAAGCTGACCACAGACTATCAGAACTTCTTCGGTGCTGTTGAAGCGATGTCTATGGAAGCTGCAAATACCGTTGCCGACAAAGTAAGGGAAATGCTCAACAGTGCGTTCAGGTCTGGTGCTATCAGTGCAAAGGAATACATGAAAGAACTTGAACGTGTGGACAAGCAGATAGAGAAGATGATGAAGAATAACCAGTCTGACTTTCAGACGTACATGAAAGATGGGATTGAAGGTCTGTATAATAAGCGTTATGATGCAGGAAAGTCAAAGATGATGGCAGGCATGAATGATATGCAACAGGCTATGGCTGACATAGAAAATGCTTCCAAAGCATACGAGGATGCAATGAAGAACGGTGATGAAGAAGCTGCCAATGCCGCTTTGAGTGCCAAGTCGGAAGCCGAATCAAGATACAAGAGCGGACAGGAAGCTGTCAAGACTGGTAAAGGAATGATGGCTGCGGCACAGAACGCTTTGCAGACGGTGAATCTTATCGACTTTATCATAACCAATATATACAATGCCATAAAAGCCATGCAACAGATAATAGCATCCGTGTCCAACCTTATGGATTCTATGGGTAAGGATACTGACAGCGGTTTCATGCGTGAGATGAACCAGTTTTCGGAAGCTATGGGCGTTATGAATGAGGGAGTGAAGAAATCATGGGATTCATTCAAAAGCGGTGATTTTGCAGGTGCGATAGGTTCGGCTATATCCATGCCGCTTGATGTTATCGCTACGTTTAACAGACAGCATGACAAAAGACTTCAAAAGCATATAGAGAATCTTGAATTTGAATCAAAGAAACTGACCAATATCTATAATATGCTTGAAAAGGAATTTGAGCACATTATAGACCCGGCAAAACTTGATGAGGTAACATCCAAACAGGTGTCAAATCTGAAAGAACAGTTGCAAATTCAAAAGGATATTCTAGCAGCCGAAGAAGATAAGAAAAAGTCAGATAGAGAAAAAGTGGAAGATTACAAACAGACAATAAAAGAATTGGAGTATGAGATAAGATATTATACAGAAACGCTTGCAAGTGAATTGTACAGCATTGACTTGAAAGATTGGGCTAGCCAGATAGGTGACGCTCTTGTCGAAGCATGGCTGAAAGGAGAGGACGCAGCCAAGGCATACAAGGATACCGTAGCGGACGTTATGAGAGATGTTGTTAAAAGCTGGGTTCAGCAGCAGTACATAGAAAAGGCAATGCAACAGGTACAGACTACATTATTTGGAGCGGACGGTAAAGGTGGTATGTTTGCGGACAACAAGATAGACAAGGATGAGCTTATAATACTAGGAAATGTCATGGGTTCATTGGAATCAGCCTTTGCGGAAGCCGGGGGTGTAGTCAATGAGATAAACAACGCCCTAGGCGGAATGCTTACCGAAACGGAAGAGAATGCGGAAGGTCTGTCCAATGCCATTGCAGGAGTTGACGAGAATACATTCAACCAGGCATTGGGTTATCTTAACGGGATGAGATACGAAATGGTTGTCCAAAGCGATCTTCTCCGTCAGTTGGTATCGTTAAATGGTGGTTCGGCAGGAACGGGCGGAATAAACATGACAGTCATACAACTGGCACAGCTTGAAGTTCTCAAGCAACAGCTTGCCGCAACTATGGCGATAAAAACAGCACTCCTAAGTGTCGTTTCCATTGCCCCAAGGTCGGGAGGAAATGCGATAAAGGTTATAATTGACTAAAACAAACGCCCTGCTAGCTTCACAGTTGGCAGGGCGTTCCAGTTTGATTATGAACAAAAAAAAATCCAATCACTTGAGGTGCTTAGCGGAATCGAACCGCTGTTGTCGGTTTTGCAGACCGTTGACTAAACCACTCATCCAAAGCACCGATTGTGATGCAAATATAGAAAAATATTTTTTAAAGTTAGATGGTTTCTAAGACTATTTTTGTTATTTTTGCACTAATAAACAATGTACACGAATGGCTATATCTAAATATTTTATAAAGAAAGGAAGCGATACGGCAAAGGATTTGTATGCCACATACAGGCTGTATATACTTGAAAGCAAGGGATTATGGGATTTGCCGACAAGAAAGGAAGCCTATGCCGAAAAATGGTATGACAAGAACGGTCAGAAGGTGTACGAACCTGTCACGCCTGTTTACCAGCCAACGGAAGGAAGCATAACATTTGCCGCTTTGGGAGATGTGGAAACGGTAAAGACTAATATCCGTTCGTTCTATTCATATATAACCAATGTGATACCTGCCACTCCCGGTACGCCATACGGTTCATCCTCTTTCTCTATATGGAATGATATATGGGGAGAATCGGCAAAGCAGGTGATAAGATGCACGGGTTTTGAAACAGGTGCAAAGTTGAGTTATCAGGACGTTCAGGACTTACAGAACCCAGACCGACTTGTGTCCGCCTATACATTTTCGTTAAATTTCAGTATTGACCAACCAACGCTTTAAAGACCAATGATTTTACAGATTAAAAGAGGAAATAGGGTTATTGCGGAGAGTGCTGATTTTTCATACAGCCCGTCTTTGCAGGAAGTGAGAAAATTGACTTGTGAAGTCGTTTCCGTTGTTCCGATAGAGTTCAAGGCATACAACTCAAAGAGCGAATCGGAATACGATACAGTCGTATATAACGGTAATACATTCATCCTGTACCAAGCCCCATCGGGAGATAATCTTAATGAAGCAGGAAAATACAAATACTCTCTTCTGTTTTACGGTAAGGAAGTATTGTTGCAGAATGTGGCATTCCTTGACATAGTAAGCGGAACAGGCGGTGAGATAAACAAGATAAGATACACACATGGCGGTCTGTTCCAGTTTTGGGGTGATGCAAAACAGCTTGCAGCACGTATAGAAGCGAATATACAGTCTTACAATGCGTCATTGGGTGTGGGATATACAGGCATTGGTACATGGACGCTTAATGTGGATGCAGAAGGCGAACTGACAGAGGATATGATTGACATAACCGATGGCACCAACCTGTTTGAAGCATTGAAGAACTTCTATGACAAGTTTTATCTCAATTATTACTTCTCAACGACAGCGAACGGTGGGATAATAACCATTACGGACAAGACAAGACCGTCCGTAAACTGGACATTCAAGCAGGGTGACGGTGGGGGTGCTGTAAAAGTTTCCTCTTCCGTAGATACAAGTACACCTGTCATAACCCGAATCATACCACAAGGTGGAAGCAGGAACGTTCCGCCTGAATACAAGAAGGACGCTAAGCCTGCCGATGAATCACGCTATTGCCCGTACATCCTTCTTCCGAATGATTCTGACGGGAACATAAGATATTTCATTGACAGTGAATATGGATTGAAAAACTATGGCGTGAGAGGAAAAACCATATCAAACACGTTCAGTGGGATATATCCTTCCATCAGAGGGAAAAAACTTGGAGATTTGTACCCGTCAGGACTTCCCGAATGGGATACATACAAGGCGGACGGAGAACCCGATCCTCAATCGGGTAAGGTGGCAGGTGAGGGTGCTAGCACATCTACACGGATAGACAAGATTATCGGTTCTACTCCGATAAAGAGTGATGATAGTGACAGTTTCTTCATTTATATGACCTCTCCCGGATTCAACCTAGGGTACAAGGTATATGAGGACGGTGATTCATCCGACAAGATAAATGACAACGTGCAGCCACAGTACAAGCCCCATGCTATGTTTGACAAGTACAGGGATTTTGAGAGTTTTGATATATATGGTACAAGGGCATATTATGACCAGCCTGTAAAGGTTACTGCCACATTCTCCGGAAAGATGCTTTTCAGTATATTACCTATAGGAAGTGATGCTGTAGGGAAAAAGGTGAAGATTAATCTACGTATGGTTACGAACCGTGTATTGGGTCAGGCTTCTCCTTTGAAAGAGGTTGTTATCGGAGAGGAAGGTGCTACTGGTATGCTTGAAATACCTTACGACAAGACCGCTCTTGTAGGATATATAGAAAAAGGTCAGAATACGGCAGTCACCATACGTGTTGAGTTCACGTTTGATTCTGATGTTCCTGTCGGAAGCTGTAAGATCGGATTTAGTGAGGAAATGACCTGCAACATACATTTCGGTAATCGGGACGGTTCACAGGATAGGTTCTATTACAAATACGCTTCTGTGACGGATGCAGTGTTCAGTATGCGTACAGGAACTTATACGGGAACGGAATTTAAGATAAACAAAAACGGTATTATTCCTCTTTACGGTGAGGTGAACGGTGATACGGGGGAAACGGAAGAGGATGTTGCCATGTTTAATAAGGGGGCACGATATAAAATATCATGCTACAGAACGGATAGCGACAATGCCAAACTTCCGCTTTATACGGATGGTAAATCTCCTTCAATTGCAGCAGGAACGGAGTTTGTCATTCTGAATATTGTCATGCCCGAATCGTATGTGACAATGGCTGAGAACACGCTTGAAAAGGCGGCTCTTGACTACCTGTCAAGATATGACCATGAGAACCGAACCGTTTCACTTGACATATCTAGCGGATTTGTCGCAGAGCATCCTAATCTTTTCATTGACTTCATAGAAGGAAATATGCTAAAGGTAAGGGATGATGGAATAGGCGTGTTCGATTTCTCTGATAACGGTCAGATAGTGGATATGCAGTTGCAGATACAGTCTTTGGAAATTAAATATTCTAAGGAGAATATGTTTCCGTCATATTCATGCACCATTGCAAGAAGAAAGATACTGTCTTTCTATGAACGGCTGTCACAGGAGAATCAGACCGCTTCAACACAGAATACGACAAATGTAACATTAGGTGGAAGTGGTACGGGAAGCGGAACAAATATTTTCTCTGAACAGCTACTTAATGACCTTATTGCATCGTTTCAGAAGTTCAACGGATGGTTTGAATGGGATGAAGTAAACCAAGCGTTACGATGCAAGTCAGCGTTCTATACAAACCAATGGATATCAGCGTTGGGCGCACAGAGTGGTAGCGGAGAACCGGGAGGTGGAGAAGGCGGACTGATTAAGGCCGTGTACGGATTTGCCGATTTAGGTAAGACGTTTGACGATTCCAACCTTAGCAATACATTCAACGCATATACCATCAACGAGATATGGAAGCTAGCCAAGGAAGGCGGGATGAATACGGACAAATTGTGGCAGGAGTTGGGAAAGGATGATCCGACAAAGAAAATTCACATATCCCATATTCCTGACAATAAATTTGTAACGCTTGATACGGAACAGACAGTTACTGCAAGCAAGATATTTACTGGTCAGTTGTCTACGGCAAATGTAGTTCCTAGCGTGAACAACGCATCCACACTTGGTCTTGAATCGAAGAGATGGGAGAATATTTATGCTGTAGATGCCAACATAAGCGGAACGGTAAAAACACAGGCGTTGCAGGTTGGCGATATAAAGATTATATATGATTCCGTAAACAAGGCAGTAACATTTGAGCATATAGATGGAAGTACGGAAATAGGCTTCTATACCAGAGGATGGATTTCCGCTTTGGGCGTATCTCCCGGAGGAAGCGGAGGAAGCGGTGGTGACGGACTTGTGAAAAACGTATATGGTTTTTCCAATCTCGGCACAACCTTCTCCGATTCAGACCTTGACAATACGTTTAATGCGTACACGATAAACGAGATTTGGAAAATGGCGAAGGAAGGTGGTGGTATAAAGAACATCACCCAGTCGGGGAGTGGAAATGCCGTAACAGACATGACACTTAGTTCTGACGGAAAAACCATTACTGCCGTATTCGGGGAAACATTCGCTAGACAACAGGACTTGGGTACGCTGAATAATACCGTAACACAGTTAAGCAATAAGCTGAACAACTTCCTAGAAGGAAGCGATGCTGATAACATTATCAACAAATGGAAGGAACTTGAAGCATTTCTTGACGGTCTTACGGAAAGCGATAATCTAGCTGAACTTCTCGCACTGAAAGCGGACAAGACCATAACGATAAGCGCAGGAACTGGTCTTACGGGAGGTGGAAACCTGTCCGCAAACCGCACATTGTCACTAGCTACCACGGGGGTGAAGGCTGGTACATATACGAAAGTTACAGTAGACACCTACGGGCGTGTTACAGTTGGTGATAATCCTACCACTTTGGCAGGGTACGGGATTACTGATGCCGTTACCTTGACTACTGCTCAGACTATTTCGGGAAGAAAAACGTTTAGTCAGAATATAGTATTCAATAATAACGGTGGTATAACATATACTGATTCAAATGTAGTATTAAGAAACTCAGACGGTCATACAATACTAGCTAGCTTCGGAGATGGAAGTATAAATCTAAGACCTAATGGGTACAATAATACGGAAGGTGCTGTTTGGATTAATAAGGCAGGAAATGTTCAAGCACCATCAGTGTCAACAAATACCATTACGATAGGAGATGCCCAACTTGTTTACGATTCAGCAAACAAGGCTCTGAGAGTGAAGCATAGAACAGACGGAAACACGGTAGGATTCTACTCGGATGGTTGGGTATCTGCTCTTGGAGTGAAAACAGGTGGTAGCGGTGGTGGTAGCGGTGTTGTAAATACCGTTTACAGCTTCGCAAACCTTACTGACGGCACAACCTTCTCCGATTCAGACCTTGACAATACGTTTAATGCGTACACGATAAAGAAACTATACGACATGGCTGGGCAGGGAGGACTTGACGCTGATGCTATGTGGGCTGAACTGAAAAAGGCTGATTCAAGTAAGATTATAGATGCAAGCCATATACCTACTTCCGTACTGGACGGTAGATGGGTGAAAAAGACTGGCGATACTATGACTGGAACACTTACATCCGCTTCCACTTCCGGCGCAATCGTATTCAAGGGAGTGGAAAATTGTGATATTACCAATATCTATAAAGATAACGGAGTTATCAAGAACGATGATGGTGGGCTTACTTCTATAAGAAACGGATTAAGATTTAATTGGTATGACACCTACTGGTATATAGGAAACATTAGAGGAAGTGGTACGAATAGTGCAGGATTTGGTGTCGTAGACCATAACAACAAGCTGGTTTTACGTGTCACTCCAAATGATGTGAGAGCACCTAGGTTTATGTCAACTGTTGCCACAGGGTTATCACCGTTGATAGTTTCAAGCAATACGCTTGTTAATAATTTAAATAGCAATTATCTTGAAGGGTATAACAAGTTTGGGTTTATACACAGTAACTATTCGGCTTCTACTAACGGAGCTGCGTATGTCAGTGGAGATACACATATTATGCTTATAGCCGAAATAGGCATAAACACTACGTATAGCACGTATGTTATATTACTGTCAAATGAGTTTTGGGGACATCAACACTATTCAGCATTACAGTTACATATAGCTTGTACAAACAATGATGATAATGGTAACAAAAACCCAAGATGCTCTGTTAATGTAATGAGTATGGTAGGTTCTCATGCGAGAAGCGTTTACTACAAAGTAGAAAATAATAAGGCGTATATTTTTATAAAAGTTGGAGGTGGAAATCAGTATGGAAGATGGGCTTCTACTATACTACAAAACTATGATAGCATAACAACTAACAATGCCAATACAACGGGTAATATTACTTTGAGATTTGCCTTTAACCAAGCTAACTCCGGGTTAAGTGATGCAAGTTATGTTAACTATATAAGCTCCACAGGATTAGCCACTTCCCGTACCCTTTGGGGACAACCTTTCAACGGCACGGCTAACGTAAGCGGAAATATGACGGGTGTTGGAAGCATTAACATGAGCGGTCAGCTTACTTCTACCGTAGCAAGTGGTGTTGCTCCATTTATTGTGGCAAGTAATACTGTTGTGGGTAATCTTAATGCAGACATGGTGGATGGATTGCACCTGTCTGATTTTGACGGACGCTACGTAAAGAAAGCAGGTGACACCATGACAGGGGATTTGGCGATGGATGCCAACAAAGGATTTTATTTTCCTCATGGAACAAGAGTAGTTAAAACTTCGGGTAATTGGATTCATGATGGAGCAGACGTAGCTTCTTCAACCGATGCGAACTTACGTTTTGCATCATGGAATGGAATCGGCTGGTATCCTACAATCAGCGGATACACCGTTGCACAAGGGAAAAATGCCATGTGGCTGAATGTAAGAACAGGGGTATTAGATGTACACAGCAACATTACTTCCCATAATGGTTATCTGGCTGCAAACTGGGATTCGGCTAGACGGTTGGTATTGGGCTGTGTAAGTTCCTATGCTTATATTGATTCAAGAGATTCAAGCAATAATGTATTATGCAATATCGTACTGCACGATAATAAGGTTTATATAGGTAATTATGCTGAATCGAACAGGTTCGTATCCACCGTAGGCACAGGCACGCAGCCTTACCAATGCAATTCCACAACATTGAACTCTAATTTAAATGCGGATATGCTGGACAATTGGCATCTTAATTTCTTACCTAGAAATTACAATATAGGTAGATGTTATGCAGTAAGATTTGCTCTAGGTGGTAAAGATAATGGTTGGAAAAAGATATTCGCTTGTTCTGAATCGGGAGCCGGACCATATAAGTCAGTAACGGTTTGGGGAAGGATATGGTACGCCTATGGAAATCATGCACAGGAAGAAGTCAGATATTACCACTTCTGCGCCATATTTTATATGAGAAGTGGACCTAGTTCTTCTAATAGCAGTGTGGGAAATGTTGAAAATTCAGCACGTCTTTATCTCCCCACATTTGCAAAAGGAATGGATAACATTCGCCTTGTACGTGTAGGAAAAAACAATTTTGAAATACAGGTGCGTCAAATTGGTTCATACCACAATGCAAACATTGAATACCAATATAACTCTTATGGGTGTAACGTTTCCGCATGGGAAAGTCTGCAATCAACGTCAAATACTTCCGTAGTTGTATCGGCTGGAGATGCTTCTACATTGGCTGACAGTAGGGCTTCTAGTGCGGATGTATGGACTACTGCAAGAACATTCTATATACAAGACCACAACGCTTCCCATACGGGTGCTGGGGTTAGTGTGAACGGTTCTGCAAATGTATGTTTAAAGCTCCCCAATTCCATTCAATGCAGCGATTGGTTTAGAAGTACGGGTCATTCAGGGTGGTATCATCAGGATTATGGTGGCGGAATATATATGCAAGACAGTAATTTCATACGTAATTATGGCGGTAAGAGATTACGTATTCAAACAGACACCTATGACACTCTCCAGTTGGTAAGAAGCAGCGGTTCCGGAGGTAGCTCCATAGCTTTTTATAATGGTGGAGGAACTTTTAGGGGTCAATTAGGTGTGAACGGATCTAGCTGGTTTTCGTTTGATACTGGTACTGCTACGGCTAATATAAATGTGGTTGAAATATCCCCGGCCGGAGGAATCCATTCAAAGGCTGAGATAACAGCCAAGGCTAGCGGTTCTGATATTAGACTAAAGAAGGATATTCAGAATTACAATGCCATGAACATTATAAATAAGTTCAGGTCTGTAAAATACCACTGGAATGATATTGCCAAGGCAAACTCCGAGGTGTACAATAATGACTATGACCAGTTTGGTCTGATAGCACAAGACCTTATAGCAGGCGGATTTGAACAATGGGTAAGGGATGTGTTCCATGATTACTATACGGTTACTTATGAAAGACTTATCCCCGTTGTGTGGAAAGGTTTGCAGGAGGTTGATGATGAGGTTACAAGATTAAAGAAAAGAGTGAAAGAATTGGAAAAGAGATTAGGTATTAACAATTAATAAATAAAAAAATATTATGGGTCATTCTAACGGAAAGATTACAGCCCCAATAAACTTGGATGGTGACGTTTACGCCACTCTTGGCATAGGCAGTGTGAATGGGGCTTACGATTTAGGATACGCTTGTGCAAATACCCACGGGAAAATAAACCCGTGGGCACGGTACAAGCCTGTACGTTACGAAAGCCTTGCACCGGGTGAGAATGAAAAATGGTGGCAAGGATGGGATGGTAACTGTGGTGTCAAACCTTTTCAAATGGCAGGATACTGGGATGCGCCAAAACACGCTGATGGAAGCATGAACGGATGGGAATATACTCCACCGACAGGGGGAAAGTTTCCATTTCGCCTTACCGACTTTAACGGGTACAATCATCGTGCCAGTGCACCGATAAGTAGTTTCTCATGCCCGGATACTGCTACCAATCAGTTTACAAGTAGTAATTTTGTCTGTTCTGCGGCTATAATGATGCCATCGGAGGGGCATGATACTGATTATCTTAACATGGGTGACTTTTCCGAGATAGCCGATTGCTATTTCGGTGTCTATGTTAAGCACAAGACCAGTCAGAAGTACAGGCGTGTTACTGCCGACAAGAAGATAGGAACAGGATATGCTATGGTTACTGTAAACTCGTGGGGTATGACTGCTGGTGATTGGGAAGTTTATCCTTTCCTTAGTACAGCTATATTGAAGCAGGATGACCCCGATATTGCTCATATAGCATATTCCGTACCAATGGTAAGCAAAAGAGATATAGAGATAGTTGGTTCTTACGTAAGCATAACAATAATTGGTGGAGTGATGCCATCCGTTATGGGATATATTGAAGTTACAGTAAGAGTGAGAAACGGTTCGAGTAGCTCTATTTCTTTCCGTAATAATAGTTGTATGTCTAGGTTTGCAAGTAAGAACTTTGAAGATCCTATGGTTATAGGTGAATCAAGAGAAACAATAGAGGATTTTTCAGTATCCGCCAATTCTAGCATTGACAAGAAGGTGAGAATACTCATATCATCGGAACTGATTAATGCAGGAAGTGCAAGGGTATGGGTAAGCCTTAACAGTGCTGCATATAAAGATAGTACATTGCTTCTTTCTATGGGTCCGGGGTTATAACAATATCACTTCCCTTACCGTTTATCAGTAAGGGGAAGTGATTACTTTAATTTTTCCTCAAACTCTGCAATGATACAGTCTGCACCCAATTCTCTAATACGGAAGAGAGGACTTCTGTTGCTTTTTCAACCGAAACATTATCCGTTACACGTTCCATCATTCAATCTCCTTTCGTTCCAAAATAAATAGCACCAAGTATGACAAACGAGCATCCGCAAAGGAATGCAAAAATATGACTAACTATTGGGTTCATTTTATTCCTTTCAAAATATGACTAATTACATCTATCGTCCATCCGTTCCCTAACAGCCCCATGCCTATATGTGGCTGTACCGACTTGGTGTATCCTTCGGGAACGGTCTGCAATCTTTCCGCTTCCGTAATATTAGGTGTTCTAAAGCCATTTTTCGGATTACAGTCAGGTGAATTGAATATCAATGGTGTAAGGGATTTCCTATACCTTCTCAACAATGATTCAGGGTTCTTTGCAAACCTGTTCCATGATTCAAGCATACACCATGACTTTTCCTTCTCGACATATCCATCGGTAATTATATCCTTGAACAATATTCCCTTGTCCTTCCATGCAGGTATTTCCCAGTTGCACCAATAGTATCTTGCACGCATCTGTGCCGAAAAGTCGGAACTGTTGATATATACATAATCGACATTCAGGTATTCCGATATGATAGCCGCCCATTCGGGCTTCATCTTCACGTTTTCCAATAGGAATTTTACATTAGGATTGAATTGTCTGATATGATTAAGTATGTTTACGTATTCAAAGAACAATCCCGAACGCTCGCCATCGAAGTTCAGTTTCTCTTTCCCTAACTGTGAGAAATCCTGGCATGGTGTTCCGCCAATCAATAAATCAATATCTTTCCACTGTATATCCCATTCTTTCCAATTTTTTATATCACCCAATTCAATTATATCGGAGTAATTATCCAGTGCAACCTTGATAGACGATTCGTTTATTTCGCTTGCATAATACTTGTCTACTCTATATCCCATTCTCTCTAGTGCGATACGTCCGCAAGCTATCCCGTCACATAAACTCAATACGTTCATTTTTCAATATATTTAAAGATATGTTTTATTGTTTCTATATTCCACCCGTTACCTAACATCTTGTAACGCTGTGTGTCGGATATTCCATCCCATACATACCATTCGGGAACGGTTTGAAGCCGTGCACACTCGGTGGGGGTAAGCCTACGAATACGAAAATTACCGTTATCAACTAGCGTCATACCGTTTACCATTGCTCCCTTGTGTGATGTAGCAAGTAATGTATGAGCCTTATCGTCTATACTGCGTATATTTTTCTTTATATATTTGTTTGGAATTGTAATATCGGCAATATTAGGAGTACCAATTATAACGCATGGTTGTGAATTACCATCATTTCTAGCCCTTGCCATCAGTGTGCATGATTTGCCCGATTTTATTTCACGGAAATGTTTTCCTCTAAATGTACGTATCGTTCCCGAAACAATTATCAGATTATCCTTTTGTACGGTTGTAAGACAATTGGTTTTTCCATCTTCCCTAGGTTCAAGCTGCTGGATGTTCTTTCTCTGTTCCTTTACAATCCCGGCTTCATATTCCTTTCTTATCTGTTTTCCATATTCGGTTCTTTTTAAAGTAAGGCAGGCTGATTCACGCCCTCGCATCGCAACACATATCGGATCATTATCCGTCTTTACCCTGCCCTTCAAGCATTCAATCATCTTGTCAGACAAGAAATATTTTTCATCAACCTCTTCTTCAAGAATGTCCCTTAACAATATACCCCTATCTTCCGGCTGTGGAATATCGTCATGGATATCCGTCCAGTATATGCGCCTTCTGTTTTGTGCCGATACAAGTGCGGAGTTGATATGTATTCCTTTCCTCCCCATTGTTTCATTGAACACAGATTCCCATTTCTTTCCCATTTCCACATTTTCAAGGAAGAATTTGGGATTGTCACCACGTTCAATAAGTTCGTGGTATATACGCATGTATTCCCAGAACAGATAGGATTGCCCTTCAAATTCAAAACCGTTCTCCTTCAATTCAAGATACGTTTGTAAGTCTAAAACCTCCATGCCTTCTTTCGTTGAAAGCCCTTTTCTCTTGCCGGACATAGACAGGTTCGTACATGGCGATCCTCCGATTATCAAGTCTATCTTATCCAGTCTGCTTACTTCAAGTTCTCTTACATCACCAAGCTGTATGGTGTCAGGAAAGTTCTGCATGGTTGCCTTTATGGCAAACTTGTCCACTTCGGACGCATAGTATTTTTCTACAGGAATGCCAAGTTCGGAAAGTGTTATCCGTCCGCACGACATCCCATCGAAAAGGCTTAATACATTCATCGCTATATTTTTTTTTAATTTTCAGCAAATATACGACATAAAACCGTATGCAACCAATACGTTTAACTTTTTTTTAATTATCTTTGCGATAATAGATAAAATTCATAATATGCAGTTTTCCATAGTACCAAAAATAGATGCCGAGATTATGTTTTCGGAAGATGACCTGTCCGTTTTCAGACAATCGACAGACGGTCTGTATTATATGATCCATACCAATAAGGTTATGGAAGTGATGCCTATGACGTTACCTGAGGACGGAACGGAACGCCCTTTCCCTTACGATACATACGACACGGGCACAAGAGAGTTTGAGAAGCTGCTTTTATCTGAGGAATGGGCTAAAATGGGAGAAATATGAGAAAGATAGGGCTTTTTAATATAGGCAGACTTGGCCTTGTAAAATCGGCAGGTACAGGAAAGACCGATATAAACAAGGTGATAGAAGAATGGGTGAAAGAACACATGGTGTTTTGGTATGATATGTCAAAGCCTGTGGATGTTTATGTTCCCGGCATTACTTATGCAAATCCTTTTGTGAACCTAGGAGGAAAGATAACTTATGATAAGACTATAAATAAGTGTATAATAACCCATACACCTACAAATAACAATAATATTGCATTTTGGCAAATAATTGTAAAACCGTTACAATATGTAGAATCTTATAAAATACGTGTAACAGGATTGCCAACAGGTTTCACTATTAAAGGAAGGTTTGGATATGATGATATTCAGATAACGTCTGATGGAGAATATGACATACCTGAATACAGGAACAGTAGCACAACAAACACATCTTATCCCGAATTTTATTTGGCAGGTGATAATGTGAATGATGTGGATTGTAATATTGTGGTAGAAGAAATACCTACAAAACAATCCGTTCCCACAAACGAGATACTAAAAGCCAATCCATACCTGCAAGACCACAGCGGAAACAACAGGCCTCTGAAACTTAACAATTTCCTGTTCGCTGCAATGAGCGGAGTGGGAGGGTATGATATTGCTAGCACTAATATTCTATCCGATAGAGCAAATGTTACTGTTACGGATAACAGAATTATTCATATTACTAAAAAACTATCCACTACGGATAACATGGTAAACATAGTTCCGGCAAACTCTAACCCAACGCATAAGTTTAAGGTTACAGGTCTTTCTGATGGCAGACAAGTTAGTTTGGTAAACAGAAATGGCGGATTTTATACTTTTGACAACGGGGAACATGAAGTCACATTGACTTATCCCGAAGGAACCACTTCATTATACAATGCCATAGGAGTTACAGGAAGTGCAGGAGATATGGATGTAACAATAGAGTTTATACCTAGATATCCCAACGCCCTAGTAACTGATGGAGTGAATGATTACGGTGTTGTAGAGAACTTTAAATCACTGCAAAATTATATGATGTTCTTCCAATGTGCCATCATAAGACCTGCCACTTCAAAAGGTATGTTCTCGACAACTCCGATAGAGGATAATATTAAAGGATGGATGTTATTGCAAGGAAACAGTGCAAAGGAGGTAAGGTTCGGTAACAACGTTTATAAAAACTTTAATGTTACGTCTAGTATAGGGGATAAAATCAGTTATGTCCTCTCGGCAAACAATGAATTAATGACTTGCTATGTAGGTGAAGAGAAGGCAACTTTAGCAGGAACTTACAAGCAAACTGGTGCAAATATGTCATTATTCTTGTCGGATAACAACAATAAGACTAGGTTTGGCTCTATGGCTTTTTATAAATCCATTTTGTTTAATGCAGTTCCCACCCAACAAACTGACGGATTCACCGAGCAGGATTTGATTGATTACTATATACCAAAGGCTATCGTAACGATAACGGTGGTGGACGTATCAGGCTCACCCATACAGGACGCAACGGTTACGGTGGGAGGTGTACAGTACAAAACGTTGTCTGACGGTACAGTGAAAGTACGGGGTATAGCAAATAGCACGATGTCGCTGTCTGTAAAGAAAGACGGGTATATGCCGTTTTCTGACAATTCATGGAAGTTTGCCGATTCAAGGATAACGCTAGAGGTTCTTCGGAATACCGTAATCACTGAAAATGGATACAGCATATTGCTTGAAAACGATGGTTTAATATTAACGGAATGATATAATGGAAGATAATCTTAAAATTTCACAGATGCCTCCCGTTGAAACCGCTACGGGAGAAGAGATGATACCATGTGTGACGGGAAGCCCTAAACAGAACAAATCCGTCACGGTGTCCAAGATAAGACAGGGCATGGTAAAGGACGAAAACTATGTGCATACAGACAATAACTTTACTACCCAGTTGAAAGATAAACTTGACGGGATAGAGAAAGGAGCACAGAAGAATACCGTCATAGGCGTGAAAGGTAATGCCGAACAGTCTTACAGGACAGGGAATGTCAATATAACGAAAGACAATTTAGGTCTGTCAAAGGTGGACAATACGTCCGATGCCGAAAAGCCCGTATCCACCGCGCAGAAAGCAGCCATAGACAAGAAGGTAGACAAGGTGGACGGCAAGGCGTTATCCACAAACGACTTTACCAATGACTACAAAACCCTTCTCGAACAGATAAAGATGCAGCAGGGGAACATATATGGAGTGGAGATGAGAAGAGGGCAGGCAGACCCAGCCTTTCAGACATGGATAGGAAAGGAAGAGTTCAAGACATCCCATCCCATCCTCAACTCTTTCCGTGTGGCAAAGGTAAAAGACGGTAAGGTAGTCGGATTTCTTGACCAGACCAATTTCTTCAAAATGGCTGACGGTAGCCCGTCAAATATTGTTATTGACGGAACTGATGTAACAGATGACGGAAGCGATATTATGCTTGTAAACACCAAGCCTTTCTGGGTAATCAACGGAGGAACGGATGACACATACGAAAGAAGGCTTGTCAGTGACACTCCGTTTACATACGGTGGCGATACAGCCATAGAGATAAAGCCGTTCGGAATGAGTATCGGTTATTCCACGATAAAAGAAGGAAAGCAGAGGTCTATCCTTGACTACACGGTAAAAGGAACGACAGCAGCAGGAAATCTAGGCGTGAATATAATGCAAGGAAACGGATGGCCTACGACAGGTGTATCACGTTTTGATTACGAGAAATACGCTAGGGCAAAGAACCATGACATCACGAAGAACTATCCTTACGCCAATGCGTTCGCCCTTGACCTTGAAGTATGGTGCACGCTTCTGTTCATTAAGTTTAGGACAAAAGACCTGCACGCGCAGTCTGTTTGCGGAAAAGGAATATCATCCAACGATTCAGCCCCCGATGCGTCAAGCTGGGGGAAAATGACAGGCGTCAGGTTCAAGAAGGCGGACGGTCAGACCTATGTGTATTACAAGATGAACAGGCAAGGATTTAAAGCGTCCGAAACAGGAACGTCTTATGATTTCGCCGTATTAATAAACAACTACCGTCCTTGCATGAAGATGTTTGAAGCACAGCTTGCCATGTCATACGCAAAGGAACACAATGTCGCTCCCGACACCGAGTTTGAATATGAAAGTACAAAATACAAATACTACAATTTCCAAGGTCATAACGGATTGGCTGACGGGGAAATGTCAGGTATCGTAGCCAAATTTGTCAATGCAACTGTAACTAACGGATGGAGTATTCCTGACAATGCGGCAGTGACAAACCGTGAAATAGAGATATGCTTTACACAGCCTATCATTCGCGGACGTATTGCCGGGTGGGGAGATATATGGATGTGGTATAGTGGGATAGATTGTGTCATGCACGATTCTACATCCATAGACATCTATCAGACCTATGACGTGAACAATCTGACTACAGACAATGTAGCCACAGAAAAAAATCCTGGTGAATCTTACGGTTTTGAGAATACGTATGATTTTGTCGGTTCTATGGCTAGAGGTCAAGGATTCATGACGAAGAACTTTGAGAACTCGCTTATTGGAGAGGTCAAGGGAAGCAATCTTCACACGGGGGAATGCCATTACAACTGGTTTACGGGAAATGCAGGTTCGGGTAAGATTGGAAGGCGTGGTGTTTTCTTTGGTGGTAAGTCGTCCTACGACAATTGTTCTCTGCGGAATAGTAATGAGGGCTCTACCCCTTCGTATGCGGGCACGGGCATCGGTGGCGGCTTTCGTTGTACAATAACCCAACCCTAATTTTTCACGAAGTGAAAAATCCCCCTCCCAAAACTTGCAAAATATATTAATTATGTTTAAGTTTGCATAATAAAAATCTAACCAAATGCGGATAGTTTTATTATGGTAATACGAATAATTTTGCTATATTTGCATTAAAAATAAGAACAATATGAATATAGTAAATGTAGTAAATTATGAAGGTCTTTACTGTGTTACAGATGAAGGCGATATTTTTTCTTTAAAAAGAGGTGTCAAGCTGAAACCTCATCTTGAAAAAAGTGGATATATGAGTATAGCCTTAAATAAAAATGGAGAGAAACATACGTATAGAGTACACACCATTGTTTTTAATTCCTTTAATAAAAGGAATAATGAATTGGTTATAGACCACATAGATGGTAATAAAACAAATAATAAATTATCTAATTTAAGGCAGATACACACAAGAGAAAATACTGCAAGAAGCATGACTAACAAATACGGAAGAGGCGTTAAGTATTACAAAAACATAAATAAGTACGGTTCATGTATTTCTATTAACCGTACAAGATATTATTTAGGGGTTTTCCCGACAGCAGAACAAGCTAGCAATGCTTATATAGAAGCACTAAATAACTGGGAGTTACACGGAATATTGCCAACTGTAAAAGATAGGAATATAAAATATTGTAAAGTTTGTGGTAGGGAACTTCCTATTGATGATTTTTATTTAATAAAAGGGCATGGCAGGTCATGGATGTGTAAGTCATGCTCTAGGGAATATTCAAAAAATAAACGAAATACAACAATATGGAAAGAGGTTTGATTTTTGACGAGAAGCCTGCCTTTATCTTTGATTTAGGCACTGGATATAGCAATGTTCATTTAAACATTGAACAAGTTGACGAACCCGAAACGGACGATATGGGAAATATTGTACAGGAAAAGTTCGTCAAAAAGTGGAAAGCCGATGTACAGCGTGTAAAGAACCCTGTATCATACGACAAAACGGTAGATGCCGCCATAAAGGATGAATTTCCAAACGGAGAGGAAGAAGCGGCTCTCAGAAAAGGTATTTTAAACAAACTTGACCCGGATTATGTAAAACTGAACGAGTTTGCCGAAAGTGTGAAACAATCTTACTTGAAAGGATATGGAAAACAATGATAAACAACAGATAGGTGGGTATTTCTCCACCAAAAACGCTTCAAAGGACGAAGCGTTAAAAGGTTTAGTGGCTGCAAGAATATCAGCATCGGAAGATGTTACCGACAAGGAATACACAGCATTGTCAAACCTTATAAGAGTAGCAACATCGGATGGATGCCGTATCTCATTGGTACAGGAAACGAAAAGCAGATCAAGCAGAATAGCACCAACAGGAATGCTTCTCCCAGCAGGAACGGTGGAATATTTTTCAGTCACACCGGGAAGCAAGGTAAGTGTTACGGGAACAGCAAACATATCATCTATTGAGTAGGACATGGGAATGAATTACAACACGATATTAGCCTCTTTACTTGACGGAATATCTCTAGCATTGAAAAGCGGAAACTCGAATGTTGATGCGGAACAGTTCAATTTCCTTACTGACGCAATAAACAAATCCACTATCATACCGTCTTATTTTGATAGAGAAAATGCCATTAAGTATCTTGATGTGAGCGACACAGAGTTTGCAAGGCTTACATACAAAGGCACTAAGTTTCATCCCGTACAACCGTTATTATCTCCCGTGAGAGTACAAGGAATGACAAAACCCGTTTATTTGAAAGAAACATTGGATGCTCTTAAAAACAACGGGCTTATACGTCCAAAGAAGTCAAGGGGTAAATACAAGACTAAAAGCTAGACAACCTCATACGCATACATTGTAACACAATCATCTTTATTCTCCATATTAACCGCTTGGAAAATGTTTTCTTCATTATCCAAAGCGGTTATTTTATATGTTCCGTTCGTCAGATCAACAGTGTCACCTAATTTTATATAAGCGTACTTGTTTCCACTAGGTATTAAATACGTAATCTTTATTGGATTATTATTCCATTTTTTTAATTCTTTCATCTTCAATTCCTCTATTTTAAAATTATTGCGCTAATATACGAATAGGAAAAGCAACATACAAGAAAATAACTTATTTTAACAAGTTTAAACTATCTGAAACACAATAAGTTATACTACGAAATTTTTATTTTTGTTTAGACCACCCATGTTGTAAATTTACTTTCGTAAAGATGAGTGCACAGTCTTTACGGGAGTTATAATACACACACATTAAATTACAATATTATGGGTTCAGACAAAATTTTTATGTTCGACAATCCTGCCGCTGGAGAAAGCGCAGGTATTATGTCAATGATTCCTGCACTGTTGCAGAATAAATGATTAGACCCCAATATGGTTGCCGCTCTTATGAGCAATAAAAACAATCAAGACGCTTGGGGTGGTGCTGGTTGTTGGTGGATCTGGATTATCCTGCTCTTCTTCCTGTGGGGTGGTAACGGATTCGGTAACGGGTTTGGCAATGGAGCAAACGGAATCCCTGCTCAATTGAACAATGAAGCAGGACGTGAATTGTTGATGAACGCTATTCAAGGAAACGGAACAGCTATCAATCAGTTGGCTAGTTCTTTGAACTGCTCTACTCAACAGTTGCAGAATGCTATCTGCCAAATTCAAGGACAGATTCAGCAAGTAGGTAACCAGGTAGGTCTTTCCTCTCAACAGATCATCAACTCAATTCAGTCCAATAGTGCAGCTATTGGTTCTCAGCTTGCTTCTTGCTGCTGCGATATTCGTACAGCTATTGAACGTCAAGGATGTGATAGCCGTTTGGCTACTGTAGAACAGACTAATACTTTGACTAGCAATGCAAACACTCAGTTCAACATCATATCTGCTAAGATTGATGCTCAAAGCGCAATCATCAATGACAAGTTCTGTCAGCTTGAAATGCGTGAAATGCAAAACAAGATTGATGCTCTCAGACAGGAAAATAGCAATTTAGCTTTAGCTGCTTCTCAGCAGGCACAGACTGCAAATATAGTTGGACAACTTAAAGCTCCGTGCCCGGTTCCATCCTATATAGTGCCTAACCCAAATTGTTTTTTTAGCAAAAGTGGGTGATTCATAAATCTTAATATCATTAGGATTACTTGGATTGATACGAACAACAGATTTACTGTTTGCTAGAATAATTTTTCTATTTCCAATTTTAGATAAAGAGTTTCTTTTTCTTGTTATTGGATTTAGAGCATTCATAGAGGAATTGCACCATCTTAAATTAGATACTTTGTTGTTTTTCCTGTTGGTATCTATATGGTCTATTATGGGATAATTATTAGGGTTAGATATATGTGCAGATGCAACTAATCTATGAACATAGCATTTTTTCTCTTTATTATCTTTATATAGGCGAGCTTGTAAGTATCCAAATTTCGTTTCCATTAAATGACATAGCTTTGGTGGCATAACGTATCCACCATTGCCATTATCTCTAAAACGTTCTTTAAACACAACTCTACCATATGAAGAAACCATATATGTTTCTTCATATCCGATTACGTCCTTCCAAATTTCTCCTTCCAAGGAGATGCTCTTAATAAATTCTTCGTTTGTCATTGCTAACTTATTTTAGTGATGCTAACATAAAAAAAGAGGGAAGGGCGTTAGCGAACCCTTTTCAATAGGTTAATTACTCCTATCTATCCCGATGCAAAAATAGTAAAATTTTAAAGAAAGGGAAAAGTTATGAGTTATTTTTTTAATCCTTATATGATGGGATATAACGCTAACCGTTTTAAAGGAGTACATAGACTTGACTTTGGAGGAATACCGTTTGTTCGGACATCTTCTGTAACAACAGACACGACAAATTCAGAGGTTATCTATGGTATTAGCCCGTGCCTGTTCAGACGATTGCCAAATCAAGGTATTTTGCTCTTGAGTGTAAATCATGTTCCTGCTGCCGGATCTGACGGGTATCTTGTTTCTGTGGCTACCACACTGACAAATACCACATCAACATCCACAAGCAAGGTTCCTTTGGTAAACGGTTCGGGAGATCAGATTCCGTCTAGTGAAATTTCACAAGGCAATAAATACTTTGTCTATTACGACAAATGTAATGGGATATTTCAAGTAGTTAATCATATCGTTGCACCTGCTACTGCCGCACAGGCTAGAAGCACTGTAAAATGATATTAAAAAGTTAGAATAAGTATGTTTCAATCAATACGACAAGGACAGCAGTTTTTCATATTGCATAAAGGGGAAAACCCAAGATGTGATGTGGGCACTGTGGTAAGTGTTTCAAATCCTGTTCCTAAATATCAGAACGGATATACAGCATATCCTCTTCCGCAAAATGAAATGGTTGTGGATGTGAAAGTTAAGGTTGGAGATGATACTCTTGATTTTCAAAAGTTGCCAGCCAATCTTAGTATAGCAGACTTTTCCCAAGTAGGCGGAAATGTGGTTGTATCGGAAAGCAAGGATGCCATCAATGCAGAGATAGAAGCAATGAAAATAAGTAGTGTAAGGGTTGTGGAATCTGTGGAATACCATCAGAAAGTAATCAAAAGCTGCGATGAGATGCTTACAGCATTGAATCCTGCATTTGCCGAAAAGGCACAGCAGGACAAGGAGATGAAGGAACTTAAAGGTGAATTGTCACAGATAAAGGATATACTTGCACAACTTGCTGCTTCTGGTATCAAATTGCCTGACGTGCAACATGTAAACAATAATAATAACAACAATAAAAAATAAACACTATGGGTTGGAAAGTATATGGAATGGGCCGTAGCTTTGAAGGTGAAGATATGGACCGGGAATTAGAAAAAGCGTATAAAGAAGGCTATCGTGACGCTATGGAAGAAATGGATGGACGTTACGGTGAGCGTGGAATGCGTAGAAGAATGGACGATGACGGGCGTATTTGGGATGACGATGATGAGTACGGAGAAAGACGCGGAGTCAAAGGTACTGGTCCTTACGCCAGACGTAGACGCTAATTAAATTGGTTTAAGCCCGTAGTGGTTTGCTACGGGCTATCTTTTTAAAAACAAAAGCTATGGAAAGAACGAGATTAGATGTATATGAGAAACTTCCTTCGGGAATGGAAAAATATCTTGCAGAACATGGATGGAATTTCTCAAAGAAATTGTGTGAATATGCCGTTTCAAAAATGAAAGACAGGAACGGTAACAAAATACACCCATATGACAAAGACCAAGTAGAAGCATTGATGAAGCAATTCAATGTTGAATTGAAAAACGATGTGGAATACAACAAGGTTTATGTATTGAATATGGTACGTGCCGACTACATGGGTTCATCCATCGTCAATGAACAATATGCCTGTATGTTTGTAAAAGACTATCTTGACGATGTTGACGGAAGCCCTACCCGTGCTCTTGACGAGTATTACGCAAAGTGTATAGCCTGTGGAACACCTTTCTCTTGGGAGGATTATATCTGATTGCTATGGTACGACAAAGACTATACATTGAGGAATATGATTGGACGGTTGATGTGTTCTATTCTGTGGATAAATACTCTTATTTAAGAGCGATGTACAGACTGGAATACATTGGCTGTCCTTTTCATTTGCTGAACAGGATAACGGATAAGATAAAGACTGAAAAATACAATTACGGTGTAACGTATTCAAACAATAAGTGCACTGTAATTATTATCAGTCACAGTACGTCTGATGAAGAATTTATGAATACACTAGAGCATGAAAAACAACACATGATTGGTCATATAATTGACTATTACGGCATAAAGCCTTCATCAGAAGAAGCCGGATACCTTGCAGGATATGTAGGTGCTTTATTTACAAAACCTATAAAAGACGAGATTTGCGATTGTTGTAAGAAAAAACTAAAATAAATCATTACGAAAAAGATTTTTATGGCTATGATTAGCGGAAAAAGTAAAGAAGAAGTATATGATATGCTTAACGATTCGGAAAAGGAAATACTGTTCGGTATTGCTCAAAGCATGGGTATGTCACGGGTGGAAAGAAGAAAAATGAAAAGAAAATACGAAAAGAGAAGATAGGCTAACTGCCTATCCTCTCTATTATCAGTTAAAACTTTGGTATAATTCAAGATTGTTGAAAACATAACACTCCTTATCTCTTATTTGCGGATACATGTAGGATGGGATTTCTGCTATCTTACGGGCATTGCCCCAATATGATATCTGGTCTTTTACATCAAATAGAAGTTGCGGAGTATCATAAAACAGGTTCAGTTCTCCTGTTGTTTGTACACCTTCATCCCATTTGCCTTCGTCACGAGCGATATATAGTTTAAAATTGTTCATATTCCATGTTAAAATAATGGTCAAGTTTACTTTTGTATTCAGGAAATTCCTCATACATGGATTTTAATGTTCTCATGGACATACATTCTTTCTGTACTCCCTTTTGGTTAAGTTCGCAAAATTGCCTAAATGACATTTTCTTATAGAAACTAGGCTGGTTTACCCATCTTGCAATCTGCACATATATGTTTGACATGGGATGAAGAGCGTAATCCTTGTATCTCATGACATATCCAAGACATTTATATCTCATAAGTATCTCTATCCTTTCAAACAGTTCAAGGATATCTTTTATTAGCAACTCTCTGCTTGTACCGATTTCAAATCCGCAAAACAGATAAAGTTTGGTTGACTTGTCCGTAATACTTCTCCATAAATCAAGTTTTCTTGAAATAACATCCTTGTCCTTTATATTGTCAAATGCAAATATAAAGTCACCGTAATATTTGCTCTTGGATAACATGGAAGCCCTGTTAGGAGTAAGAAGTCTTATGTCAAGACCCTGTTTGAACTGAAACTGTTTCCCGGTTGCTTGCAACTCTGTAAGATCATCCTCCCATCCTGCATATCCAAGGAAATTATCATCAAGAAGTGATATCACCTTTCTGTCGCTGTCTAGGAAATTGGATAATTCCGAATATTTGAATACCTTGCTTTCGTTTCTGTTTACGCAAAACGGGCATTTTCTGAAACACCCCCTTGTAAGGAATCCTATGGAAAAATCGGTATAAGACGAATGATACGCCTTCAATTTACCATTCCCCCTTATTGTTTCAATAAAGGAATCATATATATGATAATCGGGCATCTGTGTTCCCCATAACAAACCGTTAAACAGTTTTGTATTAGGAAGATCGTGCAAATCCTTATATCTTATACCATTGAAGCTGTTATCATGAGCATTTCCCATATACCATCCCGTTCCCCCATACATCACACTTCCCTTATATCCATGTATGAAACTTGGTTCGTTTGTGGATGTAAACACCTTTGATACGGTAATAACATCATAGGAATCAATATTGTTTCCATCCATCAATAATTCCGTATGGATACCTTTTGATTTAAGGAACGCGGACATTTTCATTATGGCAAGATTGGGGAATGTGGTTCCGTTATCCAATAAATCCGCATCAATCAATCCTACTTTCATATAAGTTTTCTTTTTATAAGAGTGTTTTCTACTTCCATCCAATCAACAAATGGTCTATTTGATAAGTTCACGTTATATTTCAACGGACATCCCAATGCCGCATCATCAATGTATATGTGACAATAAGGTTTGGGTGATGTAGTCCATGTGTGCTGTTCGGGATTCTCGTTTATACCGAACAAGGGAATGTTGTTGTCCATAAACCATTGTACGGCTTCCGACAAATACTTTCCTCCCTGTTTGTGTATGTTGTAATCATCGGAAGTCACCTCATCAATATCACTTCTCATGGTAAACAGAATAAGTTTATGTCCGTTCTCAACCAATCTTTTTAATATAGTCACAGCACCTATATCCTTGCCGATTTTGGGAAAGTCATGTGTCACGACTGTTCCGTCAAAGTCAATTCCTATAATAGCCATAATTATTTGTTATGTAATTTATCATATATTTCTCTTACCTGTTTATACCTTTCTTCCTGCTTCTTTGTGAACGGCATGAAGGAATGATTTAACCACCGACATATATAATAACATTTATCATTGGAATAATCAGTTTCATCAATATTAATAAACCAATCAACGTCATTCCTCATTTCTCTTGCAGAAATAAAGGCGTCAATAAGTTTTGGATATTTTATAAGTCCTATGTAATTACTATTTAAATTTGCTTTCGGGCAAACAATACATCCAACTCTTTTGCAATAATCATATTCGGGATTTATAGGTAATGAATATTTATGGATATAATCCCATACATCCTTATCCGTCCAATCTATAATAGGCTTTAATTGTATGATGGAAGTAGCACCAATAGACTGACAATGTTCTTCAAAATAGGAATCAAACAATTCTTTGTTTTTCTTTAAAGTCGTTTTGTTTTTCGCTTCAAATGCCGTCCTAGCACTTCTACCCTACTTTCAGCTTTCCTTACTCCCGTAATACTGCACGCATCCACATATTTAGGGTTGTGCTTATAATCATTGCAACAATAAGCTATTTGTACAGTAGGAAGGATGGATTTGTGGTTTTTCCATATATTTTGTATAAACCCGAATTTATAATCACGCCTCCATATTACATCGGGATAGTTTTCTTTTATGAACCTTAATGTAATATTACTTTCAAAGGCATGGTTGAAAAAGGCTTTGAACGGTATCCCGGCACGTTTACAAAGGTCATAACATACCTGACTATCTTTTCCTCCCGAAAAACCCAAATGTACTTCCAACCCCATTGTTTTAGCTATCTTACTGAATTTTTGTATTCTAGTAATGGCTAATTGTTCTTTTTCATCCATAACCATTTGTTCATCTATTATTTCTTTCATACCAATTTAATTATAGCCTTCTTTAAATTAACAAATAAAGGTATTGCTGACATGCCCCCATTGCAATCCAACTGTCTTAAAGAGGGTACAACCTCTCCGTTATCATCAATATCATAATCTGCAATATAGGCTAACTTCTTCGCTTCGGGAACTAATATCCTTTCATTGTTCCTTTTATGAGCCATGACCGTTATACAGACTTTGCTTCCAATAGGGAATACTTGGTTGGATTCAATGTATTCCTTTTCCAACTGTTCCTTTTCTCCATTCAATTTTTTTATCTTTAAATCAATGGCGTATCTTTTGCTTAAAAATTCTTCCTTATTCATCTTTTTTGCCATTCTAATTGATCCTAACATACTTACCTGCTATATCACAGTTTCTTAATATTTCCGCGTTGTTTTCACCAAAAGCGATGAGAATACTGCCACAGCCAGGAGAATCCCCACGAGTTCCGTCTGGACGGAAGAATCTGATTCGGTTACGCAAGAACTTCATTGCCGTTGCCTTTTCGAATATCACATCCTGAAACATCTTTGAATCACAGCGATTGAAAAGTAAAGCAATACCGTTTCCATGTTCTGCCATCCGTTTAACGAAGCATTCTATAAGAGGACGGGAATAAGGTGGGTTCAACCAAACACGTCCTTTCCATTCCTGTTTTAACCCATCGTCATTTTTATTGTACATGACATTTGCCGTTTTATAGGGGGGGGGCTAATGGGGCACATGGGTCTAAATCAAATTCACCTAATGCGTCTATAATTTCTTTCGGTGTGTACCATTCATCGGTACTATTAGACGATCTTTCAAAAGTTGTATTCATTTCTTTTATGTTTTGAGTGTTATTTATTTCTCTTTTAACGAAACATTTCTATTACCACTTTATTTTCCGAGTTTCCATCATCAGGATGTACATCAGTAAAATCAATGACAGAAAAATCATATAAATCTGGAATGTATTCAGTTTGGTAATCTCCTGTATTCATTACAATATTTATTTCAGCATCCTTATTGACAACTAACATTAATTCGTCAATCATATCTTGGACAGTAACTATTCTTTTCATTTTTCGTCATTTTATATAAGTTTTAATGCTTCCTGTAAACCAGCTTCCAGTGCTTCCTCATAGGTATCCCATTTTTCTCCGTCATTTGTTTCTTTATAAGCAGAACTAGCTATATGAGTTCCATTGTCAGCTTTAGATATTTCGTATCCATAACCACAGGCACAGTTGTATATACATATATGAATGTTCTTAGTTTCACGTAGCCACTTTTGGGCAACGGATTGTGGAGGAAATTCTATATCTATAAACATCCCTTTCTCTTTCAGCAACTTTGCTGTTTCCAATGTCACAAGTTCTTCGGTCATAACTATTTCTTGTTTAATTCATTCAATACTTTCTTTACTAATTCATAACGTGGTAATTGCCAATCCTTCGCAATATCATCTATTTTATCGTCATAATGATTGTCGTAAACATACTGATCAAGTCTATCAATAAATCCATCATCGTCAAGTCCTTCATCGCAATCATCAAACATATTAAGTTCACAGGCTAACTCGGAACATTCACAGTGGGATACCCAGTCATAAACACGACCGTCATAAACATTGGTCTGTCTGTTGTATTTTTCTCCAATGGAAATTACTCCACCGCAAAAATTGCACCTGTGCTCTTTACGAGCGACAGGAGTTTTATCTCTTAACACTTTCATGGTTATTCTCCTTTCTTCTTTTCACACTCTTCACAATGCAGCTTGTAAGCATGGGCAAACATTCCTAGAGTGACAGGTTCAAAGTGAAAATCCGCCTGTTTTCCTTCTATGACAACAGAAACACATAATTGTCCATCGCAAAAGTCAATATACGCTTCGCCACCTCCATCTCCTTTAATGGAAAGTGTTTGTGTCTGTACGCTATTCATTATTCACCTCCTTTAATCTTTTAATTATGGCATTAGCACAATTAACCGAATATTTAGCAGCTACATCAGAACAAACACCAATATCGTTTGCTATAACCACATTAACGATTTCTTTTGCCAATTCGTATCTACGCTGTTCCCAGTCGATAGTTTCACTAAAGAAATCAAGTTCTGATATTTTTAAATATTTATCATTCACCAATGCAGTGCCATCATCATATAAATCCTTGATATTTACAATTTCTCCTGTTAATTTTACTCTTGCTTTCATTGTTTAATCATTTATTTAAACATAACGCTTAGTAATAGTACCGAATGAATGATACCGATGCCAAAC